CCGCGCCGCCTTCGGCGCCGCTCGCGCTGATACAGGCCGCCGTCGGTTCCGATTTCCCAATGTACACGCAAGCTCGCGTGTGCGCGTATGGCGGGACTGGTCCTGGCGCGTTGTACACGCAATATCCCATCGGAGCGCACTAAATACCCAATGAGGGGCGCACCCGATGGTTGCCAATCCTATAAAGACGATACCGCGAAGCTATCAGTCCTGGGTCAATCTCGCCGTCACGCCAGCAACCGATTTTGAGCTGGATGCGGGTAGTTACGGACTCACGGTAGCTACTGCCGGCTTCACCAGTTACCAGCTCCAGAGATTGCTGCCTGACGGGGTGACGTACACGCCTGCCATGCCAGTGGCGGCCGCGGCTGGTTATACTGTGCTTGATCTGCCGGCGGGGCGGTACAGCATGGTTGTTGTCGGCGCGACGGCGTTTACTGGCTTGATCGAGAAAATCGATACGGGGCGCGCACGATGAAAAAATTTCTATTCGCCGCGCTATTGATGTTGGGCGCGCTACCCGCGAATGCTCAGCAGCATACCGATGCTCTGATCGTATCGGCGTGCGGTACATTGCCGGTTCCGTACGTCGCCGGGACTTATAATTACGTGACGATGGATACGACGGGGAAGTTGTGCGATAGCGGCAGCGGAGGCGGTGGCGGCGGTACTCAGAACGTCAACCTTACTCAGATATTGGGCGCCGCACCGAGTGCGACAAATCCGCTGTGGGTATCTCCTGCGACCGGCGCGACGTTCCCTGTTAGTGCAGCATCGCTGCCGCTGCCGACCGGCGCGGCAACGCAGACGACACTCGCGGCCATCCTCGCAGCACAAGGCGCGGCGCCTGCACAACAGACCGGCGCGACGGTCGGTATTGTTGCCGGATCGGCGGTTATCGGTAAGGTCGGCATAGATCAGACGACGCCGGGAACAACCAATGCCGTATCGGCGACGAATTTTCCCAGCACGGTCGCGACGGGTACAGGTGCTCAAGGTGCGACCGTTCCGCGCGTCACGGTCGCAACCGATCAAGCCACCAATGCGGGCGCCGCGTTGGTCAAGGGCGGCGTTGGCGTCGTCAATGGAGGCAGCACTTATCAGGCTGTGGCAGCATCGCAGACCGCAACGGTCCTCCAAACATCGACCGGGGCAATCGGCGATTATCTTTCGCATTGTGTGATCTATCCGACCTCCACATCGCCGGGCGTCGTGACAGTATTTGATAATACAAACGCTGCTGGTACCAACGTCATCGCCTTTCCTGGTGGTGCTAGTAGCGTGTCGAACCTTGTACCAATCGCCGTTCCAGTTGGCGCAGTTAGTACCGCTGGAGCGTGGAAGGTGACGACTGGCGCGAACGTGTCGGCTGTCTGTTACGGGAAATTCAGCTAATGCGCCGCGTCGTCGGCTTTTTTCTGTTGGCGCTCGTTTCTTTGTTGCCTGAAACTATTTGTGCGCAGGCAATTCTTCCGGGATTTCCGCCGGGGGTTTTCACTAACCGCGCGGCGCTCGATCCGGCACCTGCGGGGGGCTTTCAAGGCCCCGGCGACATCACGTCGGGCGCCATTGCATTCTATTCCTGCGGCCGGGCCTACAATGCGGCATATGCCGCAGGAGCAAATCCAGCCTGCGATCTCGTCGATACCGGCACAGGGCTTGCGACCTGCACGATTTCATTTGGCACAAACGGCCTTGCTAATTTAACAGCCGTGGCCTGCCCGACAGGGGCACCGACCGTCAACGTCGTGACATTCTGCGCGGTGACTCACCCGTCAGGATGCAGCCTGACTAAGATGTACGACCAGACCGGCACCGGCAATCATGTGGTGCAGGCGACGCTCGCCAATATGCCGGTGCTGACGTTCAGTGCGCAGAATGGGTTGCCGTGTGCGGCGGGAACGGGAAATGCGGCGATGCGACTCGCAACGGCGGGCAGCATTTCGCAATCTGCGCCATTTAGTGCGACGGCGGTTACGGAGAGAACCGGAAGTTTTACGACGACGCAAAAGATAATCTCGAACGGGGCCAACGCCAGTACGTTTAATTTTACGGCGAGCGCGAACAGCATATCTTCGGCGCTCGGCAGTTCAGCGGCCGTGACTTTAACCGCCGCAGATAGTTCGTTTCATGCGCTGCTAGGAGTTGCGAGTGCGACCGCCCCGCTATTCGCGGTTGACTCAAGCGCCAATACTTCGACCACGACAACTGGAACAACCGCTTTGGCAGGCAGTCAATTTCTCATGGGACGCAGCACGGGGGTACAGGCTCTTCTTGCCGGCTTCGTCTGCGAAGTCGGCATCTGGCCAGCCGATCTCAACTCATCCTATCAAGCCATGCTCGCCAATATGCGCAGCGCGACCAATGGGTGGAATTTTTAGTGCGTAGATTTCTAGCCGCCTCAGCAGTACTGCTCTTTACGGCGTTCCCCGCGCTCGCGCAGAACGCCATCACTCTGCCGATCGCCGCGAACGCGGTCGCCGACTTAGGCAACGGCCCTATCAAGGTCCGCATGATCGCGGGTAACGCATCAATTTTCACGGCACAAGGATCTGGCACTGGCAGCACGTCGGGTTCGTCCACAGCACTGACTTTGACTGCGACGCCGGCAACGCCACCGCTCGTTGGTGGCCTGATTTCCGGCAGTGGCATCACGTCAGGAACGACGGTCGCAGCGTACAACGGTACAACGGGCGTAACGCTGTCGGCGGCCATGACTGTAGCCGGCGGTACGACGGTTTCATGGGGCGCCGCGTGTCCATCAACGCCACCTAGCAGCGTAATTCAGGCGTCGCCTTCGGCCGACGGCTATGTGATGTACACACAAGCGCGCGTGTGTGCAGTTTCACCGGGTGGCCCGGTTAACACGCTTTTGATTTCTCCGGTTTTTCAGGATAGTCAAGGTGGAAGCGGCAGCGGGAACGTAAATGGGCCGGCAACATCGATCGTAGGAGGCGTCGCGGTATGGAAAAACGGGGCTGGAACTTTACTCGCAGACGGTGCAACAGATGACGGATTTTTTGGTTCAGGTCGTCCATGGGCCGATATTAGGGCCTACGGCGCTAAAGGCGATGGTGCGACGGACGACACAGCGGCGATAACAGCGGCGTATAATCAGCTTGCCGCAATTGGTGGCGGTGACCTATTCTTCCCGCCAGCACCTAACGGTCTTTATTGCACCTTTACTGGAATAACGATTTCCAACGGCAACGTGCATTTGAGATTCGCCGCCAACGGCGCGGCTTCAAATGGAATCAGTTCTTTAAGTTCTTGCGGCCACGATGTCACGACGTTGAATTTGAACGCCGGCTCTATCATACTGGACTACGCAAATATCATCGGCGATGGGTATGGCGCGACGCACCCGGCACTGGATTTCGGTCCAAGTTGCGGCGGTTGCAAAATGCACTTCGGCAGCGTCAGCGGCGGCACTTCTCCGGTATTGATCGAAGGCGTTGATGACCGTATCGAAAACGTCAACGTTGCTCCAGGTTACGGCACTGCATCGATTAAGATCATCAATGGCGCGACGTATTTAGATCATGTTTCAGCCGATCTTAGCCCCCCGGTCTACACGCTGACTAATGCCAATTTCAGCGGCGGCGCCGCGTCGTGGGCGGCAACCCATGCCTATTCTGGTTCGGTGACTGTCTCAACACAGGGATTTTTTATTCAGCTTGTAACGGCAAGCTGTACTAGCGGTGGCAGCGCGCCGACGCTGAAATCGTACGGAACAAACATTACGGACGGTACTTGTACGTGGAAATTATTGTCACCTGGAACTTATTACAGTGTACAGGTCGATACCGGGGCCAGCGCAGTCTATCTGAACAACGGCGATAGTAGCGGGCCTTTTGTGGCAGGAGTCGGCGTTACAAACACAAGTGCAGGCACGGCACCGGGTGGCATCACCGTTGAAAATTGGAATTTCGGGGCTAACCTACAGGCTGGAATTTACGCTCATGACGGCAATACGCTTTCGGTTTCAGACTCTACACTGAATGGATGCATCTATGGTGGCTGTGCTGGTATTTATACTTTAGGGTCGTGGACCGGAGTCGTGAATGCGAGCAGTAACTTAATTGTTGGTGAACAGGCCGGCATCGATTTGACCGTCGGCGGTGGCGACACCATCGTCGGCAACACCATCGTTGCCAATGTAACCGGCGTGCTCGTCTCCAACAATTATGCGAATTTCAACATCAACAACAATAATTTTTATAACGCGGCGTACGGCGCCAATTCCGGTAACGATATTACGATCGGTACGGGCGCGATACACTGTAATGTCATCGGCAACAGTAGCAACGGCGGTACTTTTAGTACAGGGGCGTGCAAAGCATTCGCCAATGACGGTTCTGTCGTAAGTTACACCAACGGTGGCACCAACGCCACGTCGCTTGCGGGGGCGCAGGCAAATTTGTTGATCGGAACATTAATGAGCGTTCCGGCTACTGTGAATTTTGCGGTGGCTGGTGATTATGCGATCGCGGTCCCACTTCCTGCGGGATTCACACAATTTAGAGCCGACGATATTGTCATATCGCAGTGTAGTGTATCGCTTTCTGGCGCCACATTCGGTCTATTCACGGCAACCGGAGGCGGTGGCGCGGCGATCATCACGGCAGGTGCTACTTCGAACGTAACAAACAATACCGCTAATACAAATAACAACATGCAATTCGGCGCCGGCTTTATTAATAACATTGGTACGGAGGCGTACACACCAGTTAGCGGAAATGTCCAATTTCGTGTTGGTTCAACGGCTGCAGGAACGTGTTCTGTGGCGTTTCAATATAAACCTGTGCCATGAAGTACGTGCTGAAATTCAACGCGACAATAGCTTTATCTACGGTAGGGATAGATTAAGTAGGATATTAATGATTATCGACGCAGGAACTGTAGCTGCCGGGGTTGCCGCCTTGAACCTAGTACTCACAATCGGCGGCGGTAGTTTCTTTGCTGGCAAGCTGACCGGCAAAATTCAGCGCATAGAAACCGACGTGAGGGAAACGAAAGGCTTGCTTATCACATCCGCAGTCGAAGCCGATCGGCTGCGGCGTGCGGAAGCTGACATTCACAGCGTGGAAATGGACGTTCGGAATCTGCGCAAGGGCGTCGGCTGGATAAATGACGCAGGCGCGAAGGGTGTCAATCGGGAGTATTGAACTTTCTGCCGCTTTGCGGCATTGTTTAGCACCATGTCTAAAACCTAGGAGAGAAAACCATGAGTGATCTAAAGGGCGGCCTTCAGGGCATGTTCGACGTGCTGAAGGGTGTGGAAGAACGCGCTCGCAAGCTGAAGAACCAGAACCTTGCGGACATTGCAGCGTCGGCGCACGGTCGCGTGAAGCAGCTCATCGACCACCCCGACACCGAGCTGGTGGACGAGAGGAAAGACCAAGCGCACCCCGGCAACCCGCTGTACGTCGCACCCGCGACCAAGGACGAAGCGATTGCCAAAATGCGAGCGGACGGTGACGCTGACCCGGAAGGCACGGCGAAGCTGAATTGGCCGCACCTGTTTGAGCCGGGGGCCGCCGGCGGGTTTGCTCGCGCGCCGCAGCAAGAGCCGGGTGCTCAGCAGTGGCCTGGACAACCGCAGTCCCGGCCGCTCGGCGCTGACGAATACCGGCGCGACCGTTAAGGCTACCAGCGTAGGCTCCTGCCATGCGGCAGGGGCCTATGAAAGCCGGGAACTGGGTGGTATGATGCCTTGAACGGCGTCATACAAAGGCAGGCAGCTATGACCACTTTCCGCGGCATGAAAACGGGCTTCAACAAAACCGGCAGTAACTCCGCTGTGCCCAACGAAATGGGACCGCCGACTACAAAATTCGCGGGGCGCGGCGGCCTGCCGGAAGGGCCGTTGAAGCGCTACCCAGGCGCGGTCGCGGATACGAGTGGGGGCAATCGCCGGCTGGCGAAGTCCAACCACGGCGACGGCGGCGGCTCTGGGACGCGGTACAGCGGGAACACAGCTTTTGACAAAGCCCGGTAGGAGGTTCCAATTTTCTATAGGCCGGGCGGCAGCGCGTCGCGGATCAGCAGTCAAACCGATACCGTGTACGCTGATAACATCGGCGGCGCGACCGGGTGGCTGCCCGTAAGTAAGGGCAATACGATTTCCGTCAACATAGCTCGCGCGTCACTGGCGTTCGTTTCTGCCGCGTCGAGCACCATAACGCCGTCCCCGGTTGCGCCCGAAGTTCAAGTCCTCATGGAAATGAAATTGTACGGTGTGGACAAGGACGCGTCCGCGCGCCCGATCGACCAATGGCAAAATATCGTTGTTGCCACGTCCCGTCGCGCTCACCGTGAAGGTTGGGTACGGCTGCGTATCGTCAACATCAATAATAGCGAAGGTACGGGCGTTGTCATGGACATGCAGATCGCCCGTACGGGCGACGTCGGTGCTTCTACATGACCGGATTTGACCAAGGCACCGTCCAAGGTGGGGTATTTGCCCAAACGAAACAGTTTGGCTCGATCTTGCGCGGTTTCGGGCCGCCAGTACCAGGGGCCGGTGTTGTCGGGGATTTGTACATTGACGTACAGATGTGGTTTCTGTACGAAAAACGCAGCGCAGAGGGCATTGATCCTTGGGGCCATTATTTGTTTGCCATTCCGGCGCAGTATCAGTCTGGTTTGAATTGGTTTAGTTCTTCGCTTCCGACAAATAATTTCGGTGCGAACGGCGATTACTGTCTGCTTTGGGGCGGTTTTAATAACTACGGACTCCAGCCGTCTTTTTGTGGCCCGAATGTCAACGGTTATTGGCCCGAGAGTGGCGATGGCCCGGATTTGTTGCTTGATACGACAGACACGGGTTTCACAATCCCTGTCGATTCGTTGACCGAAGGCCCATTGGTTCCTTTTAGCAATTCGTGGCAGACCATTGTTGTTGGCGTCGATACGGAATATCTTTTGTCCATTCCGGTGTCACAGCTCCCGAACACACCTGTGCTTGAATGTGGGTTGCAGTCGCCGCCAGTTGTTGTGGCCGTAGCCGTCAACCCACTGTACGCCGCTGAAGACGAGCACGACATATGAGCGGCTTCATAACATCCAGTGAAGCACGGTTGCGTAATGCGGCAGCCGTACGCCGTTATAGAGCGGCCAATCTTGATCGCGTCCGTGCTTCGGGACGACTTTCAGATCGTCGTCGCTATGCAAAACGACGTGCGGACCCGCAAAAGAACCGCGATTACTGGAATGCGTGGCGTGCTGAAAATATCGACAGGGAGCGGGCGCGCGGGCGCGCTAGCGCGGCTATCCGCAAAGCGCGGCTGTTATCTTCATCGGGCGTATATACGTACCACGATGTGATTTCTTTATATGCCATGCAGCAAGGCAAGTGTGCGGCGTTTTGGTGCGCTGCTGAGATGCACGGTGGATATCACGTAGATCACGTAGTCGCTCTGGCTAAAGGCGGTTCTAATAACCCGGACAATTTGCAATTGCTTTGTCCAACGTGCAATATGTCAAAAGGTGACGATAGCATGTTTGACTTTTACCTCCGTACAGTGGGAGGCAGCAATCTCAGGTTTTGACAACGGCACAACCCAGAGCGGCGTGTTTGCGCAGACGAAGCAATTTGGTCCGGTATTGCGCGGCACGGGCGAACCTGTGCCGGGAGCCGGCGTTGTTGGCGACGTGTACATAGACACACAAACTTGGTTTTTATACGCGAAGCGATCTAACGACAAAACGAGTCCGTGGGGTAATTATCTGTTCGCGGTGCCCGCTACTTATCAAGCCGCATTGAATTGGTTTAGCTCTGCGCAGCCAACAAACGACCTAGGGTCGAACGGCGACTATTGCTTGCTTTGGGGCGGGTATCCGAATTACGGGCTTCAACCGTCTATACTAGGACCAAAAGCGGCCGGCGTATGGCCTACCAATCCCGTAGCGGTCGCAGTCGCGCTCAACCCGCTGTATACAGCTGAGAACGAATATGCCGTATAATCCAGCAACGGATTTTATCGGGCTGTTGCGGCTGGTAGGCAGTGCTGTGCGTTCGGAAAGAATGCCGGGGCTGGATTACGTTGTTGCCGCGCTCGCTCGCGCTGGGATGTTTGCTCTTTCGGTCGGGCAGACGGCGCCGACAGCGAATCAGGCGAGTACGTTTTGGTTTCAACCTGCTATCCCGTCGTGGACGGCTGAGGGCACGTTGTACATTTGGAACCCGGTTGCTGCAGCTTATCAAGTCGCGACGCCGGCATTGTGGCAGGCGTTTTTGACGCCATCGGGTTCGGTTTTCCAATCGCTGCCGGGTGCGAACAACACCATTAACCCGGGCGTTTCGCTTGCCGCCGTACAGCGTGCCGCGCCAGCGAATACGGCTGTGCAACTCCCGACGATCGCAGCGCAGTACCTTACGCAAAAAGATCTTGTATTGACCGATTTTTCGACCGGCGTTGCCAATCACATCATCACGCTTTCGCCAGTCGGGGGCGCCACGATCATGCAGCAAGCGACATGGAATTTGCAATCTACTGCGGATTACTTGGCGCGCGTACGTCTTCGCCCGTCCCCCGACCTTAACGCCTGGATACTGATACCATGAGAATGCTCCGCTTCGCCGCTCTCGCGTTCTTGCTGGCTTGCGCGCCTGCGTTGGCGCAACAGACGGCAATCCATTCTGTGCCGATCGGCAAGGGCGCCGGCAATACCGGATTCAATGCTGCAGTGCCCGGCACGGCGGGGCAGCCGCTTGTCAGCCAAGGCCCCAGCGCGGACCCGGCTTTCGGCACGATTGCCAATAGTGGCTTTACGGCCGGCGCTGCTAACACGGTGAAAGGCAGCCTGAACGGTACAACTGTAACGGACCTTCCGTTGCCGAGCTGTACGGCTAACAATCAAGCGTGGCGGTATACGTCCGGCGTCGGCATTAATTGCGGCGCCGTCACCGCCACGGGCGGCTACGACATGCCGATCAATTTCGGCTTGTCGGCTTCCGCTTCAGGCAATGCTCTCACGATCACGTTGACGCAAGCGAGCGGCGCCGTGCCCAGCGGCGGCAGCCCGGTTATTGTGCCGTTCCGGTCCACTACGGCGGTGACGGGCACAGTAACTTTTGCAGCGATTTCCGCCACCCAGTCCATTACCATCCCAAATGGCGCGACGCTCGGTACTTCCAACGGCGTGCCGTTCCGCGTGTGGATTTTTGAGGAATACAACGGCGGTACGCCTGAATTGGCTGTAGCGACGTGCAGTAACACCACGACTGTCTTTCCGTGCGCAACTTGGGAGCACACGCTTCCGACCACCACGACCATCGGTGGGTCTTCCAACACTGCCGGCATGCTGTATGCTACTGCCGGCGTTGCCGCCGATGCCGTACGGATTGTCGGTTTTTGCAGCTTCGGCGGCGGCTTAGCCACTGCCGGCGCTTGGGCAAGTTCGTGTACGAGTTTGCAGATATTTGGCCCCGGCGTCGCGAAACCGGGTGACGTGGTGCAGGAAGTTTTTGCACAGACCGGTTCTGGCGTAGGCAATGCCACTGGTACGTACGTGGCGTCGAACGTCACTGCTTCGATCACGCCAACGAGTGCGGTAAATCTGATTGATCTCGATCTTTCGGCCGCCGTCACAGGTGGCGCGTCGGCGGTCGTGACTTCGGTTGTCAGGCGTGGCACGCTCACGAACGTAAGTCAGTCATTCGCTCTCGGTACGGCCAGTAACATTGGAACGCCTGCCATCCCAATCGCTTTCAACGTATTGGACGCTCCCGGCGTCGTGGCGGCTACGCCGTACACGCTTTATTTCAATAATTCCAATGGCAATAATTCAACCGTACAGTCGGGTCATGTACGCCTCAAAGAAATCATGGGGTAGCGATGCCGAGCTTCTACGATACCGTCATTCGCAATTCGCCTGCTTTCCGCAGCGACGCAGTTTGCAAGGACGTATCTCTTTTGGAGCCCGGCACGCGAGCGGCCGTGCTCGCGGTGCTGGCGGATGCCAAAGCGCAGAATATAGACTTGCGGCTGATGGAGACGTACCGATCGCAGACGCGGCAAGGTGCGTTATTCATGCAGCGCGTGACGCAACTCCGTACGGTTGGGTGTCATGGTTACGGCGTTGCGGCCGATTTCGGCGTGTTCGTCAATGGTAAGTACGCCGAAAATAACAAGCCGTACGTGTTTCTTCGCACCATGGCGCGCAAGCATGGTTTGATTTCCGGCCAGGATTGGGGCCGCGTTACCGAAGGTAGTTTCGTTGACAGCGGCCACGTACAGCGCGTTCCAGTGTGGCGTCAAAACGCGCTGTTCTCCGGTGCGTGGTATCCGCCGGAAGTGTACGACCCGTATCAGGACAGCGTTGCGCAGCACCCCGACGTGGTTGCAAGTCTTGGCGTGGCGGCGCCTAAGCCTGTAGCAGCGTCTAATCCAGGACTCAATACGGGTATCGTCGCTACGGTGTTCGGCGGTGCCAAGGATTTCGAAACTAGCGCGTACGACGGAAAGCGGATCGATGATACCGTGTTAGGCGTTGCGCTGCCGTTTCATTTTGCCGAGCCGCGGCCCAAGGTTCGCGTACGTAACGGCAGCAAATCGGTTGTTGCGGACGTGGTTGACATTGGGCCGTGGAATACGAACGATCCGTACTGGCAGGCCGAAAAACGACCGCAGGCCGAAAACGGAATCGACATGCGCGGCCGGCGCACGAACAAAGCCGGCATAGATTTGACGCCGGCTACGGCACGCACGCTTGGCATCGATGGTAAGGGCGTCGTCGATTGGGAATTTGTGGGGTAAAGATGGACTTGCAAGGATTGGCATCAATCGTATCTGCTATCGCCGCCACTGGCGCCGTTTGCATGAGTTGGCGTAACAGTCGTAAGATTCAGAGTGTGCATATCGATATTAATAGTCGTATGGACCAATTACTGAGCACTACCGGATCGGCAGCTCATGCAAACGGGTTGGCAGAAGGGCGCGCAGAAGTAAAAAAATAAATTCCATTGCCTGCTTGTCTTACGGGTGCTATGTGTAGGGCATCCATCAATGGGGACGCTTTACGCCATGAACAAGACACAGCTTCAAACGACTGCCGCTTCACTCGTTGGCGTTGCGGCCGGCTACGCAGCGGGGCACGGCTGGCTCGGCTTAGACGTAGGGGACTGGACAACGATTTTCGGTGCGGCGGCTGCCGTCGGCGCTGTTCTGTGGCCGGTCATCGCTACCCGCGCGCAATCGCTGAAAGACACTGTGGGCAAGATGCCAGCAACTACGGTCGTGACTGATAAGGCGACTGCCGACGCGCTGCCCGACAATCCCGACGTGATCGCGGCGACGCCGGCAATCGTCGCTGCCATCAAGCAGAGCGGCGAGGCGAGCCCCACGGGTGCAGCGGTATCTTGAATTATCCTTGGGCGCCCGCAAAGACTAAAGAAGCCGTACGGGCGAAGCTCTGCGATTTCGATTACTACCGCGAAAAGTTTTTGCGCGTACGCCCGCGTGAAGGCGGCGAGCGCGTACCGTTCATTTTGAACAGCGCACAGCGTATGTTACACGCTCGCGTCGAACGTGAGCATGAAGTATTCGGCATGGTGCGCGCTCTCATACCCAAAGCGCGTCGCATGGGCGTCAGTACGTACATAGGCGGCCGGTATTTTCATCAAACCGCAACTAGGTTCGGCCGGCGTGCGCAAGTCGTAGCGCACCGATCGGATAGCGCCGGCAACCTGCATCGTGAAATCAAGGAATTTGCCAACGGCCTGCCGCCGCCCCTGCGTCCGTCGATCGGTGCTACGAACGCTTATGAGCTGATTTTTGACAAGCTAAAATCGCTGTATAAGGTCGCGTCCGCGGATGGCGGCGACATCGGCCGGTCTGACGACTTCCACAATCTGCATCTGTCGGAAGCGGCGTTCTTCGACAACACGGAAGATTTGTCTTCCGGTCTTTTGCAAACCGTACAGGACTTGCCGGGGACTGAGATAGCTTTGGAAAGCACCGGCAACGGCCAGTCTGGTATGTTCTACAATATGTGTGAGGAAGCCGCACGGCAGCAAAACAAAGGACCGTGGCGTGTTCATTTCCTGCCGTGGTCGATTATGCCTGAATACCGTACGGACGTGCCGCAAGGGTGGGCCGCGCCAAAGGAATTTGAAGACTACGCCAAATTGCATGGCCTGGATCGTGAACAACTCTATTGGTTTTGGAAGCACAATTACACCATCGCGATAATGAACGGCGGTCAGCCTGAGACGATTCACCGGCTGACGCGCCAAGAGTATCCGGCCATCTATAGCGAATGTTTCATGGCCGATAGTACGCTGGACTTCTACCCGGCGTCGCTGGTCCAGGCTGCTATGACCAGCAAGCCGGCGCCTTCCGCGGGGGCGTTGAAACTGCTTTGTGTAGATCCTGCCGGCGACGGCCAGGATAAGCCCTTTGTCTGCGATCGGCAGGGCTCCGCGATCGGAGTGCGGGTGTGGGGCGAACTGGCGAGCCGCGACGCCAACGTGGCGTCTGATTGGCTTGTAGCGACGTACCGGCGCTTCGACATGGACGCCATTTTGATAGACGGCACGGGCGGCTACGGGCGCGATTTAGTTGCCGGTTGCCGCCTGCGCATGCGGGAGTTAGGACCGGAAAAAATCGTACCTGTCGTGTTCAGTCATGGCGCGCATAATTCCGTTATGTACGGTAATAGACGTGCGGAGTTGCACGATAAGCTGTTGCGTTGGCTTAGTGGTAAAGTATCGATGCCAAACGATAAGATGACACAAGAAGAAGCGGCGGCGTACAAGTGGGGCCAGAATGCTTGTCGGCGTGACGAAAACGCGCGGTTGTTTATGACGCCAAAAGAGAAAATTAGGAAAGAGATTGGCCGATCCCCCGATCGTTGGGATTGCTGTGCTATTTCAATGGCGATTGAGAGCTGACGGTAGTTTGGACGGGCTATCCGCCGCCGACACTCTTGGGCGGCCATTTCCAGTAGCAAAAACCACCAATCGCCATAGCCAGGGCAATCGCGGCGAGCAGATAGAGGGGAAGAAGCGGCATGGCGGCTATAGCGGCACCTTGATTTCACCACTGCCACTCGGGAAAATTGTCCCGGTCCAGAGCGTGCCTGAGTCGTTTCCAATCGATCCAACACTCGGCCAATTCTTTTTTTGTTTGCTCGCTGTAGCCGTAGACATCGTCGTATCCCGGGTAGCAGCCAGTAACGCAGTGCGGGCCGGATATATACTCGTCGAACTGGCGCCAGGGGTGCACGCCCATGCCCAGCGTCATGCACTTGTCGTCCGCATTTTTGATGCAGCGGCACTCCCATGGATTGGTGGGGTGCGGCCAGTGCATGATGCCGGAAGCGTTTTGCGCGTTCGCTGCAGATACGGCGGCACACAAAATTGCAATGATAGCGGTCAGTGTCGTTTTCATTTCAGTTCTCCATGTTTTGTGTCGGATTAATCGGTGCTGGCACGAATTGCCGCCGCGCAATCTCGACACGCTTCGTCGTAAGCAGCGTTTGTCAGCGGCGCCACAATATCGTTTTTGCTGCTTCTCTGTTCTTCACAAAGCAACGCACATCGTTCTCGCTCAGCCACGATGATGCCGAGTGCTTGATCGATAGCGTTAACTTCCGGATCGCCTTCTCCATGCTCGTCGGCGCCGCAAAAACCCAAATTGATCAAAGCGGTGCCGAGCCGCAACGAGTCCGCGCTGATTATCGATGGTCACGACATTTTCTCCATGCTCGTCGGCGGTCAGCGCCTGAATTGTTGGACGTGACAAAGCAAGACGCTGACGACAAAGACCGCAACAACTACAAATCCAATTGCGTCTTGCATTGCGTGCTCGGCGGTTAGTGCGCTAAGTTCTTCTCGATTTCGTCGGTAGCGTGGATTGCGGCGTTGAGTGCGATCGGCGTAGCGCCAGCCTCCGGTAGCCTCGGTTGAGCGATCTTGAGGGCGTACATGACAGCGCGGAATATCGTTTCGTGGATCATGCGCTTACGATCCGTTGGCACCGGCAATTCAAAGTCTTTATAGTCAAAGCCGTAATGTTTGTTGCTCATGGCGACATACGTCCTGTTAACTGCCGCGGTTGAACACTACCACGCTTGGCGGCTTTTCCGGTGTGCCTCCGATCGTAGCGTCCCGATGTTCGACAACGGCCGCACGGACCGTGCGCAGTGTCGCTCGCGACAAATCAAGCTCCCGATGCAGGGCGTCTGTCGTTTCGCCAGCATCTTTGAGCATCGTGCGCAAGTTTTTGTTTTCGGTGTTGATTGATTTTATCGTGACATCGCGCGCTTCGATCATGGCGTGCATTTGCGCGTTTTGTTCTTCCAGTTGCAGAACGTAACGGTGGTGCTCATCGGCTGACATAATACCCCAGCTCCGTACCTGTGTTGACCTGTGCGGCAATGTACGCTATACGCCTGTCATCGTCAACCGTACGAGGACCCCATGGACACCGCCCCCGAAGACGCCGCGAAACCGCCGGAAACGACAAAGCCGAAGAAGCCCAAGGCCAAGAAGACGGCGGCTCGCAAACCGAAGAAAAAGGCGAAGCGGCCGGCAAAACCGAAGGCTAAGACCAAAAAGCGGAAAGCCGTCAAATCGAAGAAACGGCCGACGAAGGCCAAGAAGACGGCGGCTCGCAAACCGAACGGCGACGCGCGCTCCGAACGGCTGGACATGCGTCTGACCAAAGCGCAAAAGGCCAAGATCGACGCCAAGGCGAAGAAAACCCGGCGTACGGTTACGAGTCTCGTTATCGAGGCGATCGAGAAGATCAGGTAAAAACAGGAAGGGCCTCATTTCTGAGGCCCTTCCCTTACTCGTTGCCGGGGTGGGTTAGAAGCCCCGCAGGATCGTAACACCAGTCAGATATGTGGTGCCCATGAGCGCACCCGCGCCGGTCGTCAGCGGCGTACCGTTGGCCGCGAACACGTTGTTAAGCGTCGTGCCCTTGTTGGCCCAGCTTACCGACGCCCACAGATCGATTCCGCCGCCGTTCGTCTTGCCGTCCGCGCCCATTGTGGGGAACACGAATCCGGTTTTGATACCCGGCGCGATGCCGACGCGAACGCCGTGCGCGGCACCGAAATTGCCGTCGATGCCGAACTCGCGCACGACCGCGCCGAAATACTGCTTCGGCACGCCGACTTGGATATTCGCGGGAAGCTGCGGCGTGAAGGTGGGAAAGTTGATCGTCCCGTTGGCCTGGATCGCGGACATGATGTAGGTCACCACGTCGGCGCCGACATCGAACTCCTGCTCGGCTGCCCAGCGGCTTGCGACGCTGGCGCTGTTGCCCGGTACCGTGATGCCGCCTTGGATGTTCTGGTAGTCGGCATCGGCCTGAACGCGCCACCAATTACCGAAACCGACCAGCGCGGTTGAGCCGTGCTGGTAGCCGCCGACGACGGAAACGCCCGCGCCATCGGCTGTCAGATTGCTCGATACGAGGCTCGTGACGAACAGGTTGTTGCCGGACACGCTCGATTGCGCGACGCCGGCATAGGTGCCCACGCCCCAATAGAAGCCCGAGGCGGCGGCAGTGAATGGAACGGGTGGCTGTGCTTTCACCGCCATGTCCGCGGCAAACGCACTGATGGGCAGCGTCAGGGCTGCCAGCACCGAAAGAAACGCGATCTTGCGCATGTGAGTCCCCTATTATCGGGCGAAATGCCCGACACGGACTGTACGCCTGTTAGGTGTGCTTTGCGTGCAACACTGGCAGATAATCGTTACCGGCCGGTTACGGCTCGATATGCTTCGATACAGTAGTTTGGGAGCTGGCCACCGTGGTAGCGTCCTACGCACTCCATCCAAACTTGCCACGCCGTACGCCCCTGCGCGCTGGCGTAGTCCGCCAGTCCAAGTAGAATGCCAATCGTCAGCCCCGCCAGTATGGCAAGAATGACCATCGCGCGGTAGCTCGGCCCAGTGTACGGGCGTCCGTCGCCTGCGTAATGATGCTCACTAACCATGTGATTACCCCGTCTTGATGCGGAAACCGGCGCCCGTAAACTGGCCTTTGGTGCCGTCCTTAGCGTCCACATTGTTCGTGTACTTGCCCGATAAATCTTTGTTACTTGGGTCCATGCCGGCGTACAGACTGGCGAGCTGAATGCGGTAGCGCTTGCGGATATGCTCGCCAACGGCCTTCGGGCGCGCGACCAAGATCGGGCGGAACGCCCTGCCTTCTTTGTCCGTACCGGCGACAAGATCGCGGAACAGCGCCGACATTTCCGGATCCGTGACTTCCCGAAAACCTTTGTTATGGGCGTCCGCGATTTCGTGCGGGATGCTGTTGATGATTCGGAACTCGTATTGCGGGTACTTTTCCTTATTTGGAATGAACAGCTTTAGCGGCCGATCAAGCGTCAGGTTTTTTATGATTTCGTCAACGTCCAGCGCTTCCTTGAATGGTGACGCGCTCGCCATGGCATCGCCGGCAGTTTGCGGCTCGGGAACGCCGGGCGGTGGATTTGGCTTCAGCGCGTCGGGGATGCCGCTGAATGGATTTGTCGGGTCGTTGTTCATGGCTTAGTCTTTCAGGTTTTCGGCGACGTGTTTCAGAGAGGCGAGCGCGTCATTAATAGTCTGCAAAAGAGCCGCCTCTGTAGAATTGCCGAAGTCGCAGGCATCGTGCGGATCGGCTAGCGTGTTGACCGCCTCCGACAACCACTCGCGAGCTTTCTTAACGTCCGCCATTCTACTTCTTTCCCTTGGCAAGCTGCGCCTTAGCATAGTGCGCCTCAAGCGCCTTGGCCACGAATTTTTCGCGCCCCTCTTTGGTCTTCGGGGCGAACTTGTCCGCTGTGCGATTGATTTCTTTTTGAATGTCGGCGGGGGCGTCGGATATTTTCAGCCACGGCCCCGACGTACGGCGCGTACGAGTTGTGCCAGTATCGCCGTCCGCTGGGCCGTCGCTAGTGCGTGTTTTCTTTTCTTTTGCTTTGGCAGCGGCGTCCGCTTCCTCTGCTTCTCGCGCTTCACGTTCTTCGTCAGTTTCGTTTTCCGGCGGATCTTTGACAGCCGGTTTAAATTCTTCATCCACGACTTTGACCAGCGCCGCCGTGAACTCGGCAGCCGTGCCGAATTTCTTGGGGTCCATGGTCTTGCCAAGTTCGATTGTGCGGCCTGATTTCTTCGGGTCCACGCCGAACCATGGCAGTTTGTTCAGCTCCGCGCGTATCTCAGTATCACCGTACGCCGTTGATGGCTTGGGCGCGGCGGCGGTGTTCAAGTCGCTAAGTTTCGCGGCTACTTTGCGCGCTGCTTCCGTGTCGCCGTTGGTTACGGCAGTGTCCAGTTCTGCTTGCAGGCCGTTCCGGGCTTGCTCTAGCAGCATGACGTTAAGATCGGGCATGGGGCACCTTTATGCGCTCACGGTACGGCTCCGGGCTGCCCGTTGGTTTGGGTGCTGGCGTCCCGGCTGTCTTAGCTTCGTCATCCCATATCAGTGTCGCTGGGTCCGGCATCTTATCGGACGGTACGAGGCCGATTACATCTTGAAAACTGGACAGATAGCGCCAGTTGCCGGCGCCGGCAACTTTGCCGCCTATTGTCTGCGTACCGGCGTACGGACGGAAAATAACCCAGTCACCCATACTTACAGGCTGCCGTGCTAGATTCCCCTCTGCGTCTTTGTAGACAAACGCAAGCGGACCCATAGCGACGACACGGCCAACCATGACATTGTGAATTGCCAAGTCCCGGTACATATCGGGGATTATCATGCCGCCGACCATCTTCGGCGGCAGCGGCAGCCGAACGAGCACCATGTCCCGCGTCGGCTGTACGTCGCCGTGGGGGATCGCGAAATCATGTACGCCGATGTTGCTCATTCATTTTCCGATTTGCGTTCTCAAAAATTTCGCTGATTTCTTCCGGCGTTTTACGAAGCAGCCGCTCGACTTCATGCCAGCCCGCTACCAGCCCCTGCATCGCCGGGAGCACCTCCCGCCCCGTCAGAAATTCCTCCACCGGCCCCGCCTGCCGGAACTTGAGGTACGTCACCAGGGCTCTGGTTTCCTGACTGTTGAGCCATTCCGCTAAGGATGCCGTCTGCATTGTTCGCGCCCGCCATCAGCTCTTGTACGGTTTGTTCTATCTGTGCCATTTGCAGCAAAGCCGCTCGATTGTCAAGCATCCCGCCGCTAGCTTCAACCATATTTAGCAGTGCTTGAGTAAGCTGCATAGCCACCGTGGCCTTGGCCTTCATTTGGTCAATTTGCAGCTTGCCCAGGCCGATCATGCCCTTCATTTTTTCGTTCGGTGTGGCTTGTGGCGCCTGCGGACCTTGGCCCAGCAATTTTTGCGGGTCAGGAAGCCGCAGCGTACGGTACAGCCGCATACGGACTTCATCCCATTTCGTCATGGGATCTTTCATCAATTCCATGTAAATGCCAGCCAGCGCCGTACGCTGCATTTCGGTCGCCAACGACGGGTCTGCCGTAACCGCCACGCCGTCCTTGCCGGAAGCCGATACGTTTTCGGGCAGCATATCGTATGCGTCCGCCATCTGAACGAACATGCGGAATTCTTGGGTCATGGACGCAACAAGCCGCCGATGTACAGCGGACTGAACCTGTGTACCCGTATCTATAATGCCCTTCGCCATGGTGGCAGTCATGGACGAAGGCGCGTTTTCCAAAAGGTTCAGCGTGCCGGCTAAGCGGTCGCCAAGTGTCATCAATTTTTCAAGCGTCGCGACCGAGCCCGGCGACACCGATTTAACCGGGAATGGGGAGAACCTGTTAGCGAGCGGGGCGCCGTCCGTGTTGACAGTAGCAATGCGATTGTTTTTCAGTTCGATCTTGTCGGGCAGGCCAAAGCCGCCGCCGGCAAGCACGCCGCCATTTTCGCTTTCGCTTTTGGCGGTATCGACAATCGACCCCAAAAGCCGATCGGCGGAACTCTCCGTACGGTCCAGTAATTTACCGAACCCCATTGGAAGGAAACCGCCCCTCGGGTCCGGCAGGAAACGGTACGGATAGAAGCGACGAATTGGATTGAAAAACAAAACCTCTGTCGTACTTACGACAGTCTTTTTAGACCATCGAGGTTTTATACGTACGATTTCCGGTGTGTCGTCCCGCGAGATAACTACGGTCCATGGTTCGTCTATTTCGTCGCCGTCAAGATCGAGCCATAAATCGGTTTCGTAAAATCGCTTTGGCGCTTGTGGATCGCGCTCGTCATACACCGGCTCATAATCAATCCACTTTTTTCGTTCGATCATGCGGTCTATCTCGTACGGATAGCGTTCAAACACATCCGTAATGCGCGGTGCGCGCTCTACCGAACGAACGTTGTTGTTTATGATAACATCCGTACACGGACGAAAAGAAGAATGAAATACGCGGTCTGTGTCGTCAAAATCGCGTTTACGCCAGCCAAGTCCCGTGACGGACATGTGGATTATCAGCGGGTCTGTGTCCAAGGTCCAATTCGGGTCTTTTGTACGGAGCTGGCTTGACACCCATGCCGCAAGTTCTTCGCCGCCGGGCTCGCTGGCCCGCGCTAAGTCGGGTTCGCCCAGCAAAGCATCGGTTGCGCGGGCTGAGAATTGAATGACCGCCGATAGCGTCATTTCGGTTTTTGGCGGCGGCTCCTCCCCAGCGCCTTCTTGCTCGCGGTCATTTGGATTGTCGTTTTTGTCGTTTTCGATTTTGTCCAAGTAGCCTTTGGCGCTTCCAAGCCAATCCGACATTGATTGTTCGTCTACGCCGACCAGCGCAATAATGTCGATTGCGAGCGTACGACGCTCATCCGAACTGAGTTTTTCAGCGACGTTGCCAAAATCTTGCGGCTTCGTCAGGTCCAGCTTCAAAACGGGAAGATCGCGCATGGAGTCCTTTGTATGACAGTCGGTATGACAAATCAAGGGGCCTTATACCATATATTGCGTTTGCCCGCATTGGGTGCTAAGTTCCACTCTCTTGTCGGGCATTTTACCGCTTTTGCATCATCGGCCTCGCATGGCTGCAACGTACGGAGATTGACGTGCAAGTAATCGATCGCAGTTTGCAAAGCAGCCAATACTGGCCAGGACTTTTTGCCCTTTTCGGGCTCGATTACGAGCGATTGGATCCAATCTACACCAAGTTCTTCGACACCAAACCCTCGGAAAAAGCGTTCGAGGAATTCATGACTGAGCGCGCCGGCCTCGGCCTCGCCGTTCAGCAGCCGGAATTGGAGCCCGTTCAATTCGACGTACCGAACGAAGGCTACCGCACTCAGGTCACACACGCTTCGTACGGCCTCGCCGTTGCGGTGTCCCGCGAAGCCGAAGACGACAATCTGTACGAAGATGTCGGCGCCCGCATGATGAAAGAGCTGGCATTCAGTGCGCGGCAGACTGAGGAATACATCGCCCACGCACCGCTTCAGGTCGCCGTGGACACCGTGAACGGCGTGCGTGCCGATGGTGTCCCGCTCGGCTCCGCAAGTCACCCGACTGCTTCCGGTTTGCAAAGCAATCTCCTTGTTTCGGCCAACGTGTCGGAACTGGCATTTGAAAATGCCGTCATCCAGATTTCGTACACACGCAACGGTCGCGGTTTTATTATCAATGAGTTGCCACGTCGCGTTATTCTGTCGCCGGAAAGCGGCCCGGAAACCCGGCGCATTCTCGGCTCGCCGTTGCAGTGGAACGCGCAGACGAACAATATCAACGTCCTGCGATCGACCGGCGCCCTGCCGGAAGTGATCGAGACTCCGTACCTTGTGGATAAGGACAACTATTTCATCCAAACGTCCGAACAAGACAAAGACAACGGCCAAGGCTTCACATTTTGGGAGCGTTCCGCGCTGGAAATGCGCGAAGACAGCAACTGGAGCAACCAAGCGAAGCTCATGGCGCTATGGTTCCGGTGTGCCGCTTCCATAGTGGACTGGAGAACCGTTTATGTCTCCCCCGGCGCAGATAATGCGTAAGGCGTAGTTGCGTTTTTGGCGTTTGAATCTCCCTAGACTAGGCCCCTGTCCACCCGCGACGGGGGCCTTTTTTATTTATCCAAATTCCATGTCTTGCAGTGATCGTTTGAGTCCCTGAAGAACTGTGATGGTAACGGATTCGGGCCACACATTTTTAGCGACGTTCCACCACAATGAAACCACGCTAATGTTATCGACCGTGTACCCTTTCGTCCCGTCAATTCGATCTATGGAAGGCGCGAATGGGTGGCGGGAAGCAATTAACACAAAAGGCTGTTGTATGTACGGACAGACCGTATTTAAGATTCGATCTGCTATGTCGTCCGCGTTTAAATCGTAAGCTAACCCACGTTTCCTGCACCGATGGCGTACACCTCTTAGCAATGATTTTGCTCTGCCAAGTGCAGTTAGGCGTCTTTTCTTTTGAAGATTGAGCGCGCGTTCTTTTGTTTCTGGGCGCGCGTTGTGTATTTTAGCAAGTGCGGCTCTGCGCTCCTTATTTGCGGCAGCCCACGCTTGACGCGCAGCTCTGCGCTCCGGGGTCGCCTCCAACGCCTTGCGCCTTGCTCGGTTCTCTAGGTTCCTGTTATACTCACGCTGTCGGGCGCGCTTTCGCTCTAGGTCTTCAGCCATGGCCGTCCATACCTCCAAGCCCAAATTTCCATCCTACGCCGTATGGGGGGCTTGTAGCAGGTGCAATGCAAGGTGTCTAGCTAGTACTCTCAAACGCGAGCGGCTTACCGGGCTCTTGGTATGCACGAAGGCCAGCGGACGCGCCACGCGCCCTTGCTTTGATCCCTGGCCCGCGATTTTCGACTTCCAAGCCTTCCCTGACAAGTCGACTGAGCCACCCCCGGAACCGCTGCCGCTCCGTTGGAACCTCGACGCCATATGGGGCAACGGCCCTGTGAGCGGCACCACGACGGTTTTCGCTGCCGCGCCTGCCGCAGCGCCGGACGACGCCACGCGGCTCGCCAAGCTGCTTACGTCGGTTCCCTACTACGCCAATCTTGGGAAGTCGGCGGCGTTCATGGGACCGAACGCGCCGGTATCGAATGCGGTTACAAATTTGACGACCATCGTGCCGCAGGATTACGATGGTACTTTCATCCCAAGTTCATCTGTGCGTACGGTGACGCCGCCAGTCGAAGCAAGCGAACTGGCAGCCGTGACCATGACGGACCCGGATTTGCCGAACGATCAATTATGGTCGCCGCCTTGGGCTGCCGTGAAGCAGGTTTAAGATGGACGCCAAGCCGTCGCCCGAAGTTAAAGCAATCCTAAAAGAGTGGTGCGAAATGCAACGCGCCAAGTACGGACCCGATTGGAAGCGGATACTCGCAAATGAAATGGCTGCGAAAAGCGCTCCCATACTTTCTGCGTTCTTAGGTCTTCAGAAATGACCACAGCCGCCCAAATCGTAGCCGGAGCCCTGCACCTGTTCGGCATCACGGACCAAACGGAACAGCCAACAGCGACGGACACAGCGAACAACGTCATCATCCTAAATGACTTGCTTCGCAACGAACAGGCAGACGGCGCCTGCCAGTACCTTATCAAGCGCCTTGCGGTGACTTTGCCGCCCGGCACCAACGGACAAGTATACAGTTTCGTGGTTGGCAATGGCAGTCCCAGTTATCTGGTTCAGGTTGATGCGGTAGCCGTACGCGCAATTTGGATGAACGACATAAATATCACGGTAAACCGCGAAACGCGTATGTCGCCGATAGCGGACTGCGTACGCACGACGTACCCCGGCATCGTAACCAAGTGGCACCAAGAACGGCAAACGGACGGCTCCGTGCTGGTCACAGCATGGCAGCCGCCCCGCGCTCCCGCGAAGGCGCTGATTGAGTACGGCGGCCGGCTCGCGTTGATCTCCGCGGCGGATGGTAGCGACGTAGTTGCGCTCCCGCCGGAAGGCATACACGACGCCACGCTGTTGCTGGGGCGCCGCATTATGGGTTCGTACGGTCGCGTGCTGAGCCCGACCGATCCTATCATTGTGGATGCCGAGCGTGTCAATACGCGATGGCGTGATTACGCTCGCGGCCAAATGTGGCTCCGATTTGTGCGCGCATAGATGGGCGCAATCGACATACTAGGTTCGTTCCAAGATCCCCTCAACTTAGACCAAGGGGCGGGAAAACTTGTCAACGTGCGCGTCGTACCGCGCGAGCAAAAGGAAGGCAAACCCGGCAAAGCACGTCTTGTTGGTGCGCCGGGTCTTACACAAGTTTGTGCGCCGTCTGTTGCGCCGTGCATCACCATAGGGCAAGCACTGGAAACGGTGTGGACCGGGCACGCAGACGGCTCGATATTCTACGGCGTAGAAACAGGGGCGCCGACGTTGGCAGGCTTCGTTGCAGTCAATGCGCAACAACCGATCATACGCTTTGCCGAAGATCGTACAGCGCTCGCCATTGCATCCAATTCAAATACCAATAACGTAGCAGAATACGGCACCGGCTACACGGCGACGCCAGCGGCCGGCGTTTCTAATGCCAATTTTGATGCTTTGATAAATTTCGATCCGTCTGCTGTCGCTGAATTGAACAACATTACTATATGGTCCGCCGCGTCTAATTTCTATGCTAATCAAGACGCCAAAATGTACAGTTCGGAACCGCTGGCGCCGGCCAATGTGCTACCGAACAGTTTTGCGACGAAGGAAGCTCGCGCTGATCGCGTCGTAGATCTTGCCGTGTCGGGGCTTGTTTTGTGGCCGCTTGGCTCCCGCTCGCTTGAACAGTGGTATGATCCCGGCGGCCAAACCGATTTCGCATTCACGGCATACCCCAACTCGCTCTATTCTGTGGGACTGGCCTCGCGTCTGTCTCTGGCGATCCTTCGCGACATAATCATGTTCGTGGGAACCGATCGCCGAATATGGATGTGCTCAGGGCAGACAGCTCAACCAATATCGCCGCCGTGGATTGATTTGCTTTTGCAGCAACTCACGGCTGCGACGCTGGCGACGCTCACAGCGTACGCGTACGGCCAAGGCGGCGGCGATTTCTACGTACTGACACTCCCCGGCCAGTGGACTTTGGAACTGTGTGGTTCAACCGGCGTGTGGTCTTACCGACAGACGCCGGGTGGCCGCTTGGACCACGCGGGCCGCTGTGCCACGGAATTTAGTGGTGGCATTACGTACGTCGGGCTGGATACCGGCCAAGTCTGCACTGTAGACATAAACAGCGATGCGGAGCCGGCCGGCGCTTTGCAGCGCGCGATAATAACGCCTTGGCTCGGCAGCCAGGAAGCACGGCAGACGTACAATTCAATCGACGTAACATCGTCCATGGGGCCGGCAGCTGGTAACTTTCAACTGGACTGGTCCGAAGATAAAGCTGTGACGTGGCGCGGTACTCGGCAAATCACGATGCCACAACCCGGAATCCGGCGTGCGATTGGACGCGATTTCGGTACGGGGCGGCGTCGCCAATTCCGTTTGCAGTACAGTGGCGTACAAGCGCCATTTACGATAGATGAGTTTTTCGCACAGATTTCGGCGGGTACGTAGTCCTGAAGGGCAGAGATACGCATGGTTCTCAAAATACCACCACCGCCGACGTTGCCGACGCAGTTTCAACAACTGAATCGGTGGCTACTGGAAATCCAATCTATTTTGAACAGCCAAGGAACTATTGATCCCGACCAGATCGCTGGGTTGCCCGCGCTCTTTACCCAAGTAGCAACTAACACCGCCAACATTGCAGCCAACACCGCAGCCATCGCCGCCGCCAATATTGAAATTACGGCGAACACCGCGGCTATCGCGACCAATACGGTTAACATCGCAACGCTGACGGCGCGTAACCAAATCTTAAACGGTGCCGGTATTCCCGGTGCTGGGCTTGGCAACAACGGAGATTTGTATATCAATAACACAGGTGCCCCGAGTACATTCCTGTACGGCAAAATTGCTGGCTCATGGGTTGCGTTTGCCTAGTGGTCTCCCGCCATGAATACGGCCAGATTTGAACATCCCCAGCAAAGCATGGCGAGCGCCATCCACGGCTTATTATCCAAAAAGTAAAGAGTCCCTATTTGGAACTCGAGAAACGCCACCGCGATCCAACTGTAAAGAATTACGGTTGTAATCACACCCTCTCTCCATCGCTTAAACTGCGAAACTAATAATGAACTGAAAATCTGCTACTGTACGTGCGATGAAATAAAGACCGCCGGCAGCTTCCCAACGCCGTTGAAATTTTTTCTGATCCGCGTCTTGTACACCTTTGTCGTCTTTCAACTCGATTGCAATTTTGCGGCCGTCGAGCGGAAACACAAGGAAGTCAGCCACGCCGGCTAGAACACCTTTGCGCTTCATTTTGACGTGATACTGGACGTGCGCCTTGCGTTCGTTGGCGACATGGAAAATCAGTAGCGCAGGGTGCGTCTTTTGGCACCAAGCCCACGCCTTCATATGGATCTCGTTTTCGGAAGGCCCCTTGACCTTTTTAGCGCGTTTTCTTTTCATCTGTTGTTCAGTGGATAAGTGCCGCTGCCGGCGATACGTCCTTGGCACCATTGATGCGTAACGCGTTTAAAGTCTCATTCAGGGAGCGCAACCGGGCAGCTTCGGAAAAATACGGGCCGAAGCTACCAAAGGGTGAACCGTTGATTTTAAAGTCGAGGTAGAGCCAACCGTAGTTGCCTTCGCGGCGGACGTATTCGACAGTAGTGGCGGCATTCATTTTGGTTTCACTTCCGCGCCTTCGTACCGAGTATCCCCAGTTCCCGTAGCCGATCTTCACGCCCCGGCAACCACGCCTCTAAGGCCTCGCGGAGCGCTGCGGAGCGGTTCTTTACCGTGTCGCTGTCAATATTGCGGGTCACGTAGTCCAAGCGCTCTACGAGGGCCTTGGGTAGCCGGCCCGAAATCATTATGGTGTTCACGGCCATAGGTGGTATGCTCTAACCCAAGATGTATGACAAATCAAGAGGCTAACCAATGGCAGCAGCGGCAGGGGCAGCATCGCCGTTCGGCGCCGGCCTTGGTGGCGTCATCGGCGGGGAACTCGCAAGCCAGGACATTACCGCTGGCCAGAATGCCGTCAACAACAATACGGCGGCTGCGATAGGAAATACGCAGCCATACAACCTATTTGGTCAGTCGTTCTTGAATCCTACCAACAACGCAATTACCGACGCGCAGACCTTTGCGGGTAGTACGCAAGGCTACAATCAGTTTATGTCCGGCTACACGAACACGCCGGCTGCGCAATACCAGCTTCAGCAAGCGGACCAAGCACAAAACAACAGCGCCGCTGCGAAGGGCGGCTTACTCTCTGGCTCAAATGAACGCGCGCTCGGCACCATCAACAACGGAATTGTTGCTCAGAACGCGAACACCGCGTACAACGAATATTTGTCTGGCAATAGCCAGCAATTCGGCCAGCTCGAAAGTGCGCTCGGCAATATGTTCCAAGCGATCGGCGTGGGGCAGACAGCGACCGGCCAAGATGTAAGTGCCACCAATTCGCAGAACGCAGCCACGGCAACGCTGACAGGCGATCAAGCGAAGGCTGGCATGGCGAAGGGCAGCGGCTTGGGGTCTATTTTCAGCGGACTTGGTTCAATGGCGATGATGGCCTAGTCGCGTACGATCGAATAAATAAAGCAATCCTGCGGTTCTGTACTTACATTAGGGAAAAATTCAAACCTACGCAAGACGCCTTCGCACGTAGCACCCATGCGCTCAGTTACGCGCTGGGCTGGAATGTTGTCAACGTGAATGTATGTCCACAGCCGCCACGTTTGAGGGTGCGTAAAAATCCACTGCACAAACGGCCGGCAGAACTCGCGACCGGCGCCGCGCGCTTTCCAGCCGGGACGGAACATAATTGACATGGTTGCTTGATGCCGGCTGACTTCCAAGCCGATGATGCCTAGAATCTCGTTGTTAGAGCAAACGGCCTGCCATTTCGCGACGCTGTTGTGATATCGCTCTATGAGCTGCGTTGCTTCGTCCACGGTCTTGTGCGTACGAAAGCCCATGTAGCGCGTCACGTCGGGGTTGCCTGTCAGTACGAATAAAGCGGGGCCTTCCCATGGATTCAAGTCGCGAAGGGTGAAGCGACCGACTTGCGCGTTGGTCATGGCGCGTTCCAAGGAAACAACTGTTTCGGTTTAGCTAATCGTTCGTATCGCGTGTACGGCGCAGCTTTCGGTCCCCATACCGTCCATATGCAATTAAAGTACGGCCTTCCGGCGCCTGTAAAATCCGGTTTCCAACATAACGCGTAAATCGCTTCGGGCAGGCGACGGTTCCAAAGTTTAGTACGGTTAGCAGCATGCCATAGATTAACGTTCACAAGCATAGCGACGTACGGCGTGTCAAGGTCCAGCGCGTGCTTTATGAACGCCGATACGCTGCTGCCGAACGGCGGGTTAGTGACAATAGCATCGGCGCGACGCCACGGAGTTTTTAGGAAGTCAATTCCGCCCGTACCGTAACCTCGATCAATCAAATCTGTACCAACAACTTGAAAACCAGAGTGTTCAAGAATTCTTGCAATTCCGCCGTCGCCGCAACTTGGCTCCCACACCGTACAAGGCCAGTTCGTAAGAGTTGGTAACAGCGCCAATGTGCATTCGATTGGCGTCGGGTAAAAATCATTTTCTCGCCGCTCGCCACCGTTGTTGGCTGCTTGCAGAATCGTCATGTGATTGTCAAACGCTCGCTTTCACAGCTTCTTGATACAATTCAAAGCAGCGCGTCATTTCGGGACACTCTTTGCCCTTTGCTTCATCGCAAACAACCCAGCACCACTCGCGCGGCTTTAGGGCTTCAATAAATGCCATGCCTGCTTTGCGCGTCTTAAATCGCGTGCGCCCCAAACTCCTACTTGTACGGATGTGCGTTACGCACCATTGCGATTCGTCAAATTCAATTCTTGCGGTGCCTTGAAATAGAGGATGCGTCAGCGCGAGAGGCGATCCTTCGTATGAAACATATCCTACGCAATCAATTGAAACGTCGTTTTTAAGCTTAAGTTTGAAATTAATTTGCATCATTTCCGCATCCGCTCGCTCTCGTACCCTTCGCAATCCAACGGCAGCCCCGAAGTCCACGAACGCGGACGCCGCATAATCTCACGCATTTGTTGCGACCGTACAGCAGCAACGTCGGCACGCGCAAGCGATAAAATCGAATCGTACACGTCCAAGATCAAAACCACGTCAGGCAGCTCGCGCTCTATATCGGCTTCGGCCGCCGTCACAAGATCCCGCGTCATGGACTGGCAGTTATGTACCAAAAGAAAGTGCCCCGACCGCGTACGTATCGTAAAGCGGCTCCGTGGGCCACAATCCAGCAAATCGTAAACCAACTCTGATGATTTCAAGATCGTTAATTTTTCTGCGATTGAGCATATTGGCTTGGCGACTGATAAATCGGATGTTTCCGGGCTCGTAATTCCCGTCGTTATCTTTTCGGTCCATTTCAAAAGCCGGGTTATCGAAGTTCGGCAGTGTCGAAACGTACTCGATAAAATTTCGCGTGCCGCCCTTGCCGCGCCAAAGCCAGAACACGGAAACACCCCTACCGCCGTAGTGCGGCCAGCTCTTAACTTTGGGGTTTGTACATCTGGAAACTGCGTCAGATAGTTGCCGCATAAGTCTATTTTGTACGGATGCTGACAGCCCGAAATCGCGGCCGGTGCTGGCATCGTGCCAACTCCGCACGTTATTTCGAACGCATACAGTACAGCCCGTAAAAGTTGCGTTACGGAAATCGCTGCGGCGTTTAATTTCTTCCGCGCTGCCGCAGTCGCATTTAACAAGAACGTCCATGCGCTTACCGCGTCCTTCGTGGCGCGGAACCCAGCCGGTAACGATGACGTTGCCAAATCGGTCGCCAATTTCAATTTGCTCTGCGACAGGGCGCCCCAGCTTTGCCACGTCTGCGTACCGCCCTGTTCGGAGCACAGTATCAAATGGTCCGACGTGGCGCGGGTTCCACATACCTCCGTTACAGCTTTGTTTCCTTGACATGTGGCCCCTTCCTGCGTAACCCATTCGACGCCATCCCATACTAGATCGTTGGCGGTCACGGCGTCAATCCTTTTGAAACCCGTACTTGTCAGTACCTCCGTATCGCCGGCAAAACAGGCAATCTCTAAAAGGCTGCCACCAAAAGCTTTCTGTCTAAGCATCGCGCCGAACTTGGCTCTAAAAAACGCCATTTCGCCGCCGTACGTAATGTGCGCGGAGTAGTGCGGCACGGCGCGGCCGGACGGCAACAGCATCCATACAGTGCCGTGGCTGTCCTTTTGAAATGCGACTTTGCCGGCCGGAAATATGCGGCCCGGCTGTTCGTAAATTGCGAACTTGAAAGCATCGGCGAGCGCGTACCAGAGAGATACTAGCAGCGGGTTTGCTTGCCGGTAGCCGTCAATATCAGAACGGGCTTTGATTTCATCTATGTTAATGCCACCTTTACGTAGGTGGGCTAAAAAGGTTTTCCAACCTAGTTGATAATTGCCGCCAAGTGTAACGTTTTTATATATGGTGTATTCTTTCAGGTGGTTCTTTTTGGTCCAGCCTTCGGGCCATCCGCCCATTTTTATGGCGTTGTATATGTACGGATTTTTAGTCTTGTCTGCGATCACGCTCAGGCGTTCAGTATCGCCGGCCATCCACATAGCCAGCCGATATTCCGCGCCTGATAAGTCATTGTCGCAGATCATCCAGCCCGGCGGGGCCACAATGCAGCTCCGCAAGCAATCGGTCAGTGCAAGATTGTTATATTTAAATCCGGCTTTAAGACCCTGGATAACGCTGTCGATTGTTGGGCGCCCGTCTTCCCCGTCGTACTTACCAGACGGACGGGCAATGTTAAAAAGGTTGGCACCTTCGGACGTACCGCGACCTGACCGCGCGCCGAAATACCGCGTAGCGTCTTTATAGAAGCCGTTGACGTGCCGATCTAGCAACGCTTGCGCCTTCAGCGGTGCCGAACCGCCTCCAGATTGCAACAGCTCCAGAACGATCCGTACGTCGGGGTGCAGGTTTTCATCGGCCAGTTTTTCAGCGACAATATGCTTTTGCGTGCTTTCCAGCCCGGCAGCGCGATTGCCACTGTTGCACCAATCCATAATGCGCTGGCGCTGCGACAGCTTCGTTACCGCGTTCTGCGTCAGCTCCATTAATGTCGCGGTACTCTCTTGCTCGATTTCCTGCCGCCGTATCGCAATCGCGGTTGCCAAGTGTACATCGACCGGCAAACCAATTTCGTTTTTGCACCATGTACGTTCAAAAATCAGGCGTTCATCCGGCGTAAGCGGCGGCAGCCGGACGTCCAAGTCAATAAGGCAATCCACGTCAACGTCGTTGTACTCCAGCAATTCACGGAATACTTGTACGTCTTCATTAAACGTGCCGTCCCGCTGCGGCCGGCAAGTCTTCATGACGAGTTCGCGCCCGCGCGGGTCTTTGCCCCGGATGCCAAGCGTTTTGCAAACTTCGTCCAAGCCGCCCGGCAGCGCCAGTGATTGCGCCCGCGCCATTGTGCAGTCTATTTTCGATAGCGGCAGATCAAGGAAAGGATTGACCGCGCGCAAAATACTCACGTCAAAGTTTGCATGGTGGGCGACGAATCGGCGGCATTGCCGCACATCTGCGTACAGGTCCGCGAGTGTGTGCGTGCCTAAGTTCGGATGTACGGGGCAGGCGCGTTTACGTACGCCGCGAAACTGCCAAACGACCGACGTTATTCCGGTGGAAGGATCGGCAGCGTAGCGACGCGCGCCGGCCTTTTTAAGATCGCAGCGACTCCGCGTCTCGAAGTCGGCCGGTAGATCGTCAGGGTGTGGCATGGTGAAAGCGGGGGCTTTTTAGGCCCCCGCGATCTTATCGTTTAGCGCGGTGCGAAGGGGTTTGCCGGTGGCTGAAAAGCGGGAGCTCCCGAGTTCGGCGCAAACCCACCTGCCTGCGTCTGCGGCTGAAAACCGCCCACAGCCGGGAAGATAGCCGGACCCGGAGCGGCAGGGGCTAGGAAACCCCCTTGCGGCGCAAAACCTCCAGGCGACGCACTGAAGCCCGCCGGACGCAAGCCTTGCTGTTCCGCCATCCGCATCAGCTCGGCACCGCTGACGGAGTTGGCAAACACGATTTCTTCACCCGGCGATGAAAACACAACCGAGTTCAGATAGATTTTCGCCGCTCGATTGTTCTGCTGACTGACGGCTACCGATCCGCCAATCATGCAGTAGTCACCGGACTTCACGCCGACTTTGTTCGGCAATCCTATCAGCGCCCCGCCGGCTTGTGCCAGTTCGACGTTGATAGGCTTGCCGCTAGAAGCGTTGAACAGCCAATGACCTTTGGCGAATTCAGATGACTTGCCTTCCACGTTCGGCGTGTCGCCGTCGTGAATACGCCAGTCGATAATCTGCGGGTTGGACTGGTAGATTTTGCCGAGTGCCTGAACCAGTCCTGCCAACGCTGGTTCGTGATGCCATTGTGGTTGCGTTTTTTGGGCGATGAAGCCAGCAAAGTAACTCACTTTTTGCTGTTTCTGCCCTTTGAACATGTCGGTAGGTGTCCACAGATTTCGCATATCAACAATGCGGACGTTGAACAGCGTGAACGGTTCATACTGCCTTTGAGCCATTGTCAGTTTCCTTTTGCCAGTTTGTCAGTAGTCAGGTAGTTACGTTGCGAAGTATAGGCGTACGGTTGGGGTTGGTCAAGTGGTCTGTTTTTCTTCTGCCTCCACCAGCTTTTGCAGCGCGTCTTGCTTGCGTTCGATCTCAATTCTCAGGTAGCCGCCGATCTTACGCAACGCGTTTAGCTCGGTTTCGGCTTCCGCCATGTTCACTTCTTCGGCGCGCTCGCGGCGTTTGATCGCTTCTTGTACGCCATGAAGCCCAGTGATTTCTTCGCGGACGGCTTTGATCGGATCGAAGGTTTCGGCCATATCAGTAACTCGCCTTCAACTGCCCTTCAGGCTTATGAGCGCCAACAGCCGCGTATTGCTTACCAGCCGGCCCCAGCTTTTCGGCCTGCGCCGGGGAAATCGGCTTAATCCCGCGTGGGCCAAATTGTTCGTACAGCACCTTGGCGGCCTGCTCTTGGTCGTTCCACTGTCTGAAAGAACGCCCCGGCTTCAATACAGCCCCCGGCGTCGCATATCCCAGTTTCAGCTTCGTAACCAACGCGTCGTCATAAACGGCCTTCACGTCGTCAAGCGCGCGGATAATTCGCAACAGCCGTACAAGTTCCTCGCTGGTCAGGCTTTCGGGGGTACGCGACATAGCGCCCATGACGAAGCCGGCATCAATCGCCATCGCGGGGCATTGCTGGAACGCGTTGCACCAACGGCACCACGGGCCAGGGCGCGGGGCACTGCGATCGGCAATCTGTCGCAACACGCGGTCGCGGTGTGCGATCACTTCGCTACGGTGCGCGACCCATTGTTTGAACGGCGTTTCGTCCAAGCCGTTCGGCTGGAAAATCACGAGGCGCCACCATTCGGCGTCGCACTCGTTAAGTAATGCAGCGGCGTACGTCAACATTTGCTTGTTATGGTATGCGTCAACGTCCCACTTGCCGAATTTGTAGTCCATGATAGTCGCGATGTACGGTGACGCGCCAGCATAAGGCGAGTTGAAAAGGTCGGCTGTACCACCGCATTCGTGCGCTAACTCTACCGTTAATTCTGTGTACGTGTCGCCGGGTTCAAGCTGTCGTACAAAATCAATGCCTAAAGCGACGGCTCCGGCTTTGCTGTCGCTGTCATCTGGAAAAGCGTTTTCTGCGACGGCGAGCGCCAACAGTTCATGGCCTCGCGTACCTTCGTCCGCCGCTTGCTGCGTCTTCAGCGGCTTCGGCGCTTCCGGTACACTATTGCGGGCTGAGAAAGAACATTCCAGCCATGTTGCTGCGGACGATGGTGCGAAAATAGCGTGGGCCATTAGACTTCGATTCCTTCGTCCCATTCTTTGTTTTTGTCCCGTGCGTATTTATGGTTTTCTGCGTACCACTTTTTATTGTAGCGCCGTACGCGCTCTTTATTGTTGGCAGCGTACCGCACAGCAAAACGGCGAGCGCAAGGGATGCACCTTTTGTTTTCGTATCGCAGTGTGCTTCCGCACGTACGGCACGGTTTCATCGGGTGCATCCCTCACGGATTAGGCATTCATAAGGCGCGCAATGTTCTCCAGCCCCGGCACCGCCAATTTGGGTAGAAAAACTTGCTTGATCTGGTCCATGGTCGCGGCAGCGGCTTCCGCACCGCACTGCCCACGGAACCACGTAAGCACGGCGTCGGCAGGCTGGCCGCTGGCAAGGGCGCTGTCAATGCGGGCCGAAATACGCTGGACGAGGCCGGTGACGACCGGATCGACCGTAGGCGCTCCAGGGAAGCCCTGCGGAGGCGTAAACGTAGCCGGCGCGGGGGAGGGGTTAAACGCGGGCTGTTGCGTTTGTGGCGGTGCCAGCGGGGCCGGTGCTTGGGCGCTCTGCGTGCCGGTTTGGTCGCCTTCGTCTGTGCCGCCGCCTTTGCGTGGATTTTTGATCCGCGCCTTAAATTCTTCTTCGCTGTCGAACTCGACTATTATTTTCATGGTTCCGTTCTCCGGTTGCTGGTGACGTTTTTCGATTTAGAAGGCGACTGTATGACAAAACTCTAAGGCCGCGTCAAGGCCCTTCATCCGTACAAGGCTTAAATTTATAAAAAGAAAAACCAGTCCGGCATTAGAGGCATCCAAAGCGGAGACGTAAGCCCTCCCACTATCACCACCCAAAAAATCATATAAGCCCAACACGGCATCTTTTCACCTTTGATGAATAACTCCGCTTTTATCATACATCCCGGCTGCCATGTAGCGGCCGTTTGGCGAGCGTTTTAGGTACACGGAATGTACATCAGGCAGGTTTTCGTACGGCCACGTACAGGTAGTGAACTTCGTTGTCAACGTCCAGCCGCCCGAAGGGTTTTTGACCGGCGGGCTGACGACTTCCTGCCACGGTGCGGCCTCAACCAGCTTGCGAATGCTGACGGCTTCGTTTGTGCCGCCGCGCATTTTTAGATCCTTACCGGCTGCCATCGTCACGGTGTTGTCAAAGCCGCAGAACGGGCACAGTGGATGTAAAAACGCGGCGTACGTTTCCTCGCAGGCTGCACAAATCTTTATTTCGGATTGCTGCTGTTTGCAGTGCGGGCAGCGCATGCCGTGGAAATGCGGGTCAAATGCTTCACCGCAACTTTTGCACTTTGGGGCGCTACGGTGCAGTGTTTGACACTTTGGGCATGTCTTGCCGTTTTCCCACGTCTCCCACTCCCGCGAACATGGCCCGGTGGTTGTCACCGCTTCACACTCCAGCAAACGCCCTGGAGCTGCCATTACGGCGTCAAGCGTGCCGTGGCGTTGGATATTGCCGCCGAAGTCCGATACAAGACAGTTAGCGGCGTACGGCGTTATACGGGCGCCACGCCCTAACGATTGAGCATACAGCACGGCGGATTTGGTGGCGCGGCAGAACGCCATGTAGTCGATGTCAACGACGTTAAACCCGGTCGTGAACATGTTGCATGAAACGAGGATTTCAGCATGACCGGCTTTAAATGCCTGTACAGCTTTGTCCCGTTTGCCTGTGATCGAATGCGAATGCACGCCGACAACTGAGGCATTGAGTTTGTGCAGTTCCGTTTCCATTTTATCGACGTGTTCGATATTGCAGCAAAATACCAGCACGCGGCGGCGTCCGTACTTTTGCATGACTTCCAGAATTGTTTTCGCGTGACTCGGGGACAGCTTGATCGCGCGCGGCGCCATTTCGTCCATATCGAAATCGCCGGCTATGGTTTTTAATCCTTCGACTTCGATTGTTTCGTCTTCGCCAGCATCCACCGGGACTAGCGGCTTAACGTAGCCGTCGCGTAAAGCGTCAAGAAATGTATATTTGAAAACCACCGGCCCAAATGTACGGTTAAGGTCGCCCGTACCGTCTGATCGGAACGGCGTTGCGGTCAATCCGTGGATTTTGGTTTGCGCGAGTTTATCGAAAAGCCGCCGGTATTGTGACGACTTAGCGGGTGGCGTCCTGTGAACTTCATCCACAAGTATCGCCACCACGTCACGGAAAAGGTGCAGTCTACTAACGATTGTTCCGATAGTCCCAACTGTGACTCGGGCAAAGGCGTTGACGCTAATGGATGCTGAGCAGACGCCAGGGCTACACCCAAGTTGTTTGCAGGCTTCGGCATTCTGAACCACCAATTCTTTGTTGTGTGCAACTATCAGTACGCGGCCGAATTGACTGTAATGTAATGCCAGCATTCCTAGCATCGCGCTCTTCCCCCCCGCAACGCTGACTTCGGCAACCGAAAACCGTCCATCGTAGTTTATAAGCGTCTGTACGCCTTCGGTTTGATGGCGGCGCGGTATGAACGGTTCGATTTGCGGAGCTGGGTAGCCGTGCATAGGTGTTAATGCTCAACATAAAGAAGATAGCCGCGCCCAATCACAGCGAATGCGCCGAACACGATAAAGAACCAACAAAATTCTTCCATTTTAATTTTTTATAAATTCGATTTCCCGATCTAGATGTAAACCGATAAAGCCAAGGCACTTCAATCGTATTCTTAACAGCACTTCGTCAGAGTAGGTTTTTGGACTGGCGTTGAACTCTTTGACGCGTACGGCGTATGCCGCGCGCCAGTCTTGCCAGTCATCGTACATTGATGGCAATGAGTTGGGTTCGGTGTTCGGTGTCATCCTAAGTGCCTCAAATCACGGTCCACAGCTTCCCGCAACTTCGTTACCGTAGCGTTAACAACGTCTTCCTTGCTACCGTGACCACCTGCGATCGTCAACGCCATGGCGCCCGCCAAGCCGTCAATGTATGCAGCAACTACGGCTTGACCAGACGAGCGGCTATAGCGAATCGTAAGGGCGAACGATTGCATATGCTGGCGTATCGCGTCGCGGAGCGTAAAGCCGGCAGCCGTTTCGATTTTTAATCCGTCGTTCATGTACGTACCTGTACGCTTGTTTAACTAGAAAGTCAATGCAGTGCGTCCATGACAAAGCCGAAATCGTCCCAAATTTCCATAAAGCCGCCACGCTCTAAGGCCATCCATTGGTCAAAGCTAGGGCAGCTAAGATATACGCGACGCATCCCGGCGCCTTCCGAACGAACGACCGCCAGCGACGTGCAAGCAGGTACTTTGCTTGTGACGGCATGGCATGCACGCATTGTGAGCAGCGATACGGGATGAAGCTGAGCGTTCGCTATCTCGACCCGCTGGTAGCCGTTCAGATATTGCACTACGGCAGCCGTAGGCCAATACGCGGTCATCTTACGGCCCCACTTTCACGCACTTTCAGTAGCGCAGCAATCGCTTCCGTTAACTCAGTTGACGGCACGATTCTTCCGTAGTCAGTTTCTTGCCAGTACCGCTGTCTCAACTTAATCGGCAGTGAAAACCATTCTTCTTTGGTGTGCCCGGCGTACTGTATCATTTGCTAATCTCCAGCCCCGAATCACTCGCCAGTTTCCAAAGGCGAGACATAATCTGCGGTACGCTCATGTACGGCGTATTTGGCTGGCACATCCCTATATCCTGTAGCTCGACCGTCGTACCGTCCGAGAACTTGACTTCACCGCGCGGTACGAGCTGCCCGCGCTGCGTGTTGGCGATGAAAGCGAACGCCGGATTATTGGAGTGTACCACAATGCAAGTGTTTGCCACAGCGTACGCGAAATCGTTTCGCAGCAGCGCAATGGTGTCTTCCGCCGATCGTTTCGGCGGATCCCAGGGGAATATGTCGTCGGTGTCGGTCATGGCGTGTATTGCATCATGCTTACCGCGTCCATCGGATACGTTATCGGCTTGCCGTCGTCGCTGTCTTCCCAAACTACTCCCATGGTAGCTTTGTCGGCGTCCACGGCAACGACGGCTCCGCGACAGGTGCCGCTGTAAATTGCGTCTCCCACGGCAAAAGGCGCGGCTTGTACGGCTGATGTGTCGCTCCAAGGAAACATCGTTGTCCGTTCGTGTCAGTACGCCCACACGCACAAATTCCATCCCATTCGCCGTTTGCGTCAAGGGCCATCACGGTTCTCACTTATACAGTTTATGGTCGTCAGCAACAATATGGTAAAACGGTCCTTGCCTGTCTCCTAGGTGCTCGTTCAATTTGTCACACACGCGTTGCGCCACATTAGCATCTACACTGTCGAGCCACAGGTATTCATTTGATGTGTCACTCGGGATGTTGTCGCTGTATATTATTTTTGCCACGGGAAACTCTCCTTTGGTATGTCGATTGCGTACGGTATCGTCAATTCCTGCCGTACACTACCAGCCGGCGGAAAGATAGCAAAAAATGGGTATCCGTACAAGCCCCTAAAATGTCCGCTTTCCACAAGGCTTTTCATGCCGTCCTCAAACATTTTTTTGGCGGCATCCTTGGTGACGACGTAGCCAGGAACCTCGCCTTTAACGGCGTGGCCTATCTCGGCTGCCACACTATCGAATTTGACGATGCTGCCGGCGCGCAAGGCGTCCATGCCGGCGGCGGTAACTCCGGGCAGCATCGCAGCCAGCTTCAAGACGGCGGATTGCTCTTTAACTTCTTTAATCACTTCGGAAGTGCGCTTGAACACGTTGACGGTGGTTGTACGACCCTTCGCGTCTTTGCCGTAGTTCTCAGATACGATCTTGCCAGTGTAGCTTTTGGCCTTCGGGGCGCCGCGCGTTTTGCCGCAATCAACCGATACGTAATCATTGCGGCCGCCAGTGACGCGATATACAAAGCCGCTATTGCCCGACTTGGCGCCGTTGCCTTTCTGAAATGCGTCTTCATTGCCGAGCGGTAAATGATCGGTGACAAGTACAGCGGCACCCGTACGCCGCGCTAGGTTTTTCAGAATGAACATGGCTTTTAGAACAGCTTCAGTGTCGTTGTCGGCAAAGCAAAGTCCTGACGCGCCCCAGGTATCCAGCACAATTATATCGACACGCTTATCCATCGCGATCATGGCTTGAACCTGCGCCGCGCATTGTTGTTCAAAGGCCATCGGTTCATTGACGCCGCGGATCATGTGAAAGCGCCCCGCTAGCTCGGTCGCGTTCGGCTCTTGACGCAGCAGATGCCTTATGCGTCGTTCTGTGCCGTAGTCATCTTCAGCGGCAACCCACAGTACATGACCACTTGCGCGCTCGTTATCGGCGTCAAGCCACGACTGCCCCCGAAGAAATTGGAAAGCCAAGTCAGTAACAAGCGCGGACTTACCGGCCCCGCTGTGCCCGGTGAAAAAGTGAACTTCACCGCAAAGTATCCTCTGATATAATAGCCATGGTAGCTCTGCACTGTCGTCCTCCAAGGATATTTCAAAGCCCGTGCGTTTGGCGAGTGTTGGCGCTATCTGCGCGTCATGCAGCCCTTGAATCATCGTACGGCGCGACATGATCGCTTGCATAATCAGATTGCCGCGCAACACTGGCAGTTCATCTTGTCGGCTGATTTCCTCGCCTAACGTACGGCCGCCGATTCCTTCATCCAGACTGTGCCCGGCATTGGTGATCGCGTCTTCGATTTCGTGCCGCGTGATGATGCCGTTCTGCTCGGCGAATTTCAGGACGCCGACAAGGGCGAAGATTGTAGATCCGCGCCCTTCGGTTTTGCCCCGCAGTTCATGCGTCAGCGTGCCTAGGTAACGATCGGCAGCATTGCGGCCGGCTTGCCATTCGTCATACGTCTGCGGCTTTGCGTATTTCAGCTCATCGGCGCTGGCGGTTTCATGCTCGGCTGCAAAGCGCAGCGATGTGCCAGCGCGCAACGGGACTTCAGATAAAACCGTTTGCAGTTGCTCTGTTGTTAATCGCGGCCAGTCAACGCTCCAATTCTCCCACTGGTAGTGTTGGCCGGTGTCCTTATGCGGGCCAAAGGCGATAAATTGACCGCCCATGAGCTGTAAGTGCTCGCCGTTCGCAAAAGTGAATGTACGTCCGCGTACAGGCGCGTCAACGAGGTAGAACGGGATTAGGAAACGATTCGGCCTGCCGCGCCTCACAGGGATATTCAGGCCGAGCACTGAGCGGAAAGCGGCCAACAATTTTGGGGATAGCGCTGGGTCCGACACGTCAACGTCGAATGCGGTCAGTCCATTATCGCCGCAGCGGAGCCCCACGCTGCCAGCGCCGGGGTGTGCGATCGGCGAAGTCCATATGTTCCAGCCGTCGCCTATGGGGGCCTTGCTGTTCCGTGCTATGGCGAGGGGGAAAAGGCCGCGCGCAATGGCGGCGTCCCAAAAGGATTGTATGTCGTACGCAGTTGTGCTAGGGGGAGCGAGCATTCACTAGCCATAGTGGTGAGTGCATTTCTAGCCCTGTCGCGGGAGTCGAGCCCCGCGGCGGGGTTTTTCTTTTTATGCCTGCGTCACGGCGTTGTCAAACAGACGCGGGTCATAACCCAACCGGTGCCACCGCGACTGGATCAAACGCGTCTCGCTTGCACTTAGGACAGCGTTCGTTTTCTAGAATCCCGCCCGCGTCACAAACCACGCATCGCCAAGTAGATGTATCGCAAATATGCCCCGTCAACTTCGGAAAATCACGGCCGCAAACGAGAAATGAGACTTTTAGCCTGGAGCGCCCTCAAATGTGGCGGGCGGCGCGATTGGAGGGGCTACTGGAATGCTTGTTGTGGGAGGGGCTGGAATCGCCCCCGGGGGCAGATTGATCTGCATGGTGCAGGTTTCGTTCGTGGGCAATTTAGGTCGTGGCGGGTTGGCTACACGGTTGCAGCCATCGTCTGTGCAATTACCCTCATCGCACAAGGCGTGCAGAAATACGAGTTCACCTCGCACGTTCATCGTTCCAAAAATGCGCCAGCAGAATCTAGTAGTTCGAATATCGCTCCTAAACACGTCTTTATATCTCGCCCATCCCCAAATGTACGCGAATCGGAACCTTTGCTGCATTTCATTAAGATAGCTTTGAGGGAAAAATCCGACCGATCCGTCTGGTTGTCGAAAGGCGGGCGCACTCAAAACTTGCTTTGGGCCGACAGAAGATGGCCCGTCAATTTTTTTCGTACTATCAACATTTGTGAAGCCTTCAGCCAAATCGTCTCTAGAAAATTGGAAATTCACAATGGAGTTCATTTCAAGAGCAGCGGTGTTTCCAGTGTTTTCCCATTGGGGAATGAAGTAGTACCCGATGATGGTATTTATTTGAGTTTGGTTGACGATAACACTCAGTGGAACGATCAGGGCATCGTGAAGAATTATCGAGGCCCGTTGCGCGTAATAGAGATTGTCTTTTTCAGTTTGCGAAGTACAGGTCCCGAGAACAAAGAGGCACGCTGTTACTCCGGTATATATGGCTACGGCTACGAACGTGCGTATGCTCCATGTGCGATTTTGCTGTTGGTGTTCATCGTTTTTAGCCTGAGCGGTCTGATATTCAGCAGCAAAGGATTTAAACGCCGCGACAGAAAGGGGACGATCCTCATCTTCCATGGCTGGCTTTCCTTTGTGATCGCTCTAGTAGCTGCCGCGTGGCTTATTACTGGTGAACATGTTTTTATTTCCAGTTCTGCTGAGCGCGTCTCCGCCGCCCCCGGGATCGACGCCTCAGCAACGTGCTATAGCCGCGCCGAAAATGTCCGCGTTCTCCCGATTGTTATACCGGAACTCAAACTCGGCAACGTAGAGCGGCATGTACTTGGCGCTGACCTTGTGGAACGTGCCAACCACGCCGCGTTTCAGGATCGACCAGAAGATTCCGAAGGGCCGTGCGAGGCGGCCCGCTAGGTTCGGGAGTCAAGTATATAATTCCCTTTTATGCTTATCCGGTTGTCACCCATGCGATCCGGTAACCTGTACCTGCACACAAACGATATCTGGGCGCGCCGGGAACACACGATTTTTTGCACGTTCGCAGTCGGATTGACCGAGATATAGGCCGTTCATCGCCGATGGCCCGGCGGTGTTGAGCGTTTGGTAGCAGCTAGGAAGCAGTCCGCAATTTAGCGTGGTCCAAAGTAGCATTATGAACATGATTTCATCTCCTTATGGGTGACAACCGGATAAGCATGATTCCCTTTTATATCGTCCCCATCACAACACGAAACATGACGTACGCGAAGAACGCGGTGACGATCAGCAATGCACCGCCGACGACAATGCGCGCTGTACGTACACCGAAGGCGAATGTGATGGCGGCGACGAGCATGAACAGCGAGAACGAGCCGCCGTGTCTGTGTCCGTGGGTCATGGCCTAGGCCCCCACGATGATGTTGTGGCGGCTCTTAAACGCAGCCCGTTGTTCGCTCGACAGGTCGTAGTACATGGATGCGATAAGCGCTTCCAGCATGCCGAGCTGATAAGCCGTACGGTATTCGATGCACGTGCCGGATGTTACGGCTCGATCGGCGGAAATTCGCTCCCACGTTTTGCTCAGAACCAGAGGATCCACGCTCATCACACTGCCTCCCTACGCTCAAACTGCGACCACCATTGCACCGAGCGCCCGTACTGCAACGCCTCGACCATATCGGCGCAAGCTACGTCGAATTCCTCGCCGCTGCAAGCGATCGCCAGCTTGCGCGCGGCTTCCTGGATCACTTCGTTGTCGGTTTTGATTCGACTAATCATTTTCGCTCTCCAGCGGTTCAACTCGTTTTCGATGTACGTACATGTACATCCACCATATCAGCCTGTCAACCCTCCCAAGGCATTTTTTGCGCTTTATTTTCAGTGAGCCATTTTTGCAACAGTTCGCCGCTGGCTACCGCGGCACGCAGGTTTTTCGTGGATTCTGCCATGGTTAGGGGTTCCGGCGGTAGCTTATACGTCTGTACGGGCTTTGGAGCGACAACGGGCGCCGGCTGCAATGCGGCGATCTGTTCGCGCAGCTCTTTATTTAGCGCGTATAAGCCCGTCAGTTCCTCTTTCATGGTGACGTTTGCCGTACGTAATGTTTCCAGTTCCTCATTATCGACCGGTGCCGCAGGCCGCACAGGGGCCACCGCGGGCTCGCCAGCGACGGGCCTGGACTTGCCGCCGCGGGACCCGGGGCCGCCGGCTTTACGCTCTGCTCGGCACTTCGGGCAGTTGCGCAACAGCAGGCCGGCGTTTTTCTTGGTGCCGTCGAGTGCCTTTTTGGTTACGTCCAGGCTGATCTCGGCTTGGCAATTCGCGCAGGGCCGCGTCACTCGGTAGAGGTGGATGTAGTCGCCGTTCCAGTATTTTGTAATCGGATCGCCACCTTGCCAGCCATCCGGCAGTTCGCCGTCGTATTTCGGGTGTGTCATGGTGCAACTTCTGTTGCCGCTTCGATCGCAGCGGCGGCAAGTGCTTCAATGATGGCCGGGCAGTTGTCTCGATTGACGGCGTGCCCGTGGATTGCTCTCAGAGCAGACAGCATTGCCCAATACTGCGGATCGTACTCACGCCCCCATTCGCGTTCGTAATCGGCTCTCAGTTGCTTTTGCTGTTTCGGCGTGATTACCACAACGGGGCAGTCCGGCTTATTGTAGCGCGCACGAATGCTATCCGTACAGCGAGCGGCGTACACCCAGTTCAAGCCGACGCGTTCTCTCATGAAGGCTCCGAACGTTTTTTGTTCAATCATTGTCACTCTCCAGCGTTTGTATGACACCCTTCTACACCCCTCAAAAAGAGTTGTAAAGAGTTTTCATGAATTTTTGTGAATTTTATTTTACACCATGAATTTGTTGTAAATTTACCACAATATGGGATTGTAAACTCACAGTAAAAAGCCGTAAATTTACAACGCATATATTCAATCAGCCCCTTCGAGTGGCGGGGTGTGAGAGCTAAGCAGTACACACCCACTAGACGAGGGGAAGCGAGAAAGAGTATCATCCAACCGGACAAAGGCACAATGAGTAACCTAGTCACTTTAAGTAACCACGTCAGGCTGCCTGAGTTGGCTGTACGTACGGCTAACCTGCATCAGGACCGGATAAACGCGCTCGTACGGATGAATAGTCCGACTCTCACTACGGCCTGCAGACAAGCCGGATTGCCGATCGAACTGGCGGAACTCTGCGGTGGGTTGCTCGCGAGCGTGGTGGACGACCTTGTGGCGATCGGGAATCTGCGGCGTACGGATTTCGAGCGCACAAAGCGCAAGCAACGCGTTCTAGCGGCTGCCGATGAGCCTGCGGCGTCGGCCCTGCGGATTGCCATTGTCGCGTCGCCGGTCAATGGGCAGGCTGCTGTGGCTCATTGGGACGCCATCTGCGAGGGTTACGAACTCGGCAAGTTGGCCTGGCTGCTCGGTATGGACACCGAGACAAGCTGGGGTTATGGTCGCCGGATGGAAAAGCGAAATAATCGTGTCTAGGGGGTTGACAGGGTTTTGTGGCGTGCTAGTGTACGTACATCGAAAACGAAGAGCCGCTGGAGAGCGAAAAATGATTAAGCTGGTAGAAAAGAAAAACCACGACGCGGTGCATGCCTTATTTGATGACCGCACCCGTGCTGAACAGCATTTACAAGTTATTATTCCTGATTTTGTACGACGCGGTTTGTTTATGGATAAGACACTAACTGCCGACAGTTTTGAAATTATTGAAGATTGAAACCTCAAACCGCTGGAGAGCGACCATGAACACGAACCTCCCCGCCCTTGAAATCGTTTACGACACGCTGCAAACCGCGCTTGCGCAGCTGCAAGCCATCAACGCCGACGCCATCGAAAGCGCCAATCTTGTGCCGATGGTCAAGGCCGTGCAGGCGATCGGTGCGTTCCAAGCTGCTATCGACGCGCAAATCCAGGCGCGTGCGATCGGCAACGGTGAGTTGATCCCCGGCGTCGTCGTGAAAGACAGCGTTGTGCATCGCCGCTGGTCAGATCCCGAAGTCGCCGCGCAGCTCGCGCAAGAGACGATCGGTGATAAGGCTTTCAGCCGTACGCTGTTGTCGCCGGCACAGATGGAAAAGCTGGGCGATGATGGCAAGTCGTTTGTTGCTGTGGCTTCGTTCAAGCCGGAAGCTGGCAAGTGTGTGGTGTACTGATATGGAAATCGCTCAATTTCTTACGCAGTGGTTCGATAGTCATGTGACGTGGGGCTGGCTAGGGTTTTGTCTGTTTCTCTACTGTGTCGCGCCGAGGAAGTGGTGACCCGCTACCATCGCAAATGGGACCGTCGCGGCAGGCTGCTCAACGCCGTACGGAAGTTGCTCGCCGGCATAATCACTGCTAGCGATAACTCAGTGATTGAGCGTGGGCAGCCACGTAGTGAGGACGCGGAGTGGTTGTACTTCCGTGCTAAGTCGATGGTCATCAGGATAAAGAAGGAGTTGAGCCGTGGCTGATACGTTTTTTGTTAGACCTGAAGACGCACAGCGCACCATCGACGCCAAGATCGAACGGTTGCGTCAGCGCATTAAAAATGCAAAATGGTACGAAGGCGAAGCCGCGCGCTTGGCAAATATCCTGCTCGGTGTTCTGGATTTGCTGGGGGATGAGCTATGAGCAAACTTGATGAAGCATGGCCTTGGGTTGGCGTGCTGTTGTTTTGTGCGCTCGCAACAGCGGTGCCGAGCATCATCGCGCATTTGATTGTGCTGTACGGAGGTTGAACAATGCCGTACACAGTAGAGCTCGCACATAACGATGGTGGCGGTTTTGAACGCTATTGCTTCGATTGGAACGAGATATGACCCTCCAAGAATTCGCCGCGCTCAAAGTCGGCGACAAGATCGAAAACCACGCCATTGGCGGTACGGGTCACGGCGAGATTGTGGAAACAACGCCCAGCGGCGTGCGTGTTGTGTGGGGTCCGCGCCACGATCGTGAAACGAAATTTTTCTACAGTGTCGTCGGTACGGCCTGGATGCAGTGGAGCAAAGTGTTGTGATCTGGAGCGATAAGCAAATTGCGCTGCTCAAAAAGCTCTGGCCCCAAGGTTTGCCGGCGGGTCAAATTGCCGACGAAATCGGCGTTGGGCGTAATGCTGTGGTTGGCAAAGCGCGTCGGCTCGGCTTAGGAGAGCATTCGGGGAGTACGCGGAATTTGCAGTTACGCGCCGCACAACGAGTTACGCCGCAAAAGTCGGGACCTGTATCAACACGGTTAAAAATACGTGGCCGACATGGCGCGTTTGGGGCTGGGTTAGAATTACAAGTTGCGCCGTCTATTTTGCCACTGATGCCCGACGGTTCCAACATCCCACCCGCACAACGCCGTACATTGTTGCAACTCAAACCCGGCGTCTGCAAATGGCCCTTCGGCGAACCGCAGTCCCACGATTTCTTTTTCTGCGGCGGCGACGCTATCGAGGGCAAGCCATATTGCGCGGGCCATTGTCGCGTGGCTTATCAGGCTCCCAAGCGCTAAAGGAAACATGCTTATCCGGTTTAAACACACAAAAGTTCCGAGCCACTAAATGTTGATGCAACCAAAACCTAAGGCTCTCGACCTGTTTTGCGGCGCTGGCGGCGCAACCATGGGGCTGCATAATGCTGGCTTTGAAGTGGTCGGCGTCGATTTGAGACCGCAGCCGCATTACCCCTTCCGCTTCGTCCGCGCCGACGCGCTGAGACCCCCCTTTGACTTGCGAGAATTTGACCTTGTGTGGGCTTCCCCGCCTTGTCAGGCGCACGTCGGCTTTAATGCTTCCTGGAACGACCACCAGCACGTTTCGCTTATCGATGAGACCCGCAAGCTGTTGGCAGGGCATCCTAGATACGTGATCGAAAACGTCGTCGGGGCGCCGCTGCGCAACCCGATGACCCTTTGCGGAACACATTTTGGCCTGGGAGTACGCCGGCATCGGCGTTTCGAGACCAATTTCGGCTGTACCGCTCGGAAAGCTTGCTCTTGCCGGGGCAAAAAGCTTGTCGGCGTGTACGGCGACCATCCACAAGGCCATTTCGGCGATGGGTATCGGATACCGCGTGCGCGCTCGATCGCAGAGGCGCGGGAGGCTATGGGCATCGATTGGATGGATTGGCGTGAAATCACGCAAGCTATTCCTCCCGCCTATTCCGAGTACATCGGGCGTGCTGCCTTGGCCCATTTGCAACAGACACAAGATGTAGAGCTGTGTGTTTAAACCGGATAAGCATGAAAGGAAACACTGTGGTAGGCAATCAAAAAGCCATCTTATGGATTTGGGGCGTGGGGTTTGCAGTCGCAATTATAATTGTATTTGCCGCCTAAGTGACAAACCAGCCCTAACCGTGCTACCGTCCCGCAATTCAGTTGCGGAGCGGTCAAAATGTCTGACGTATTCGGCGGCGGCCTCGATACACAATCGGGCGCGTCGGTCTACAACGGCGATGGTAGCGGTGCGCTGCCTGCCGGCGGCTTGGACATGCCGACTGCGCAGCCACAGGCGCCCGCACCACAGCCGCCAGCGCAATCGAGTCCGACGTTCGGCAGTTCGTTCATATCGCCGTTCTCGAACTATAAGCCGCTGGAGGATCCGAAAGCGTCGGCACTCGATCAATCGGCCAGCTTGCTGCAACAGCGCATCACGCGTGCCAGCAAAATAGCGACCAATCCGCTTGCGGCGTTCTTCATGCCCGAGCAAGTGCAGGCAGCCCGCGACGCCGTGCCGAAGATGACTGAGCAACTCCAGCAAATTCAGACGCAAAAAGCAGCTGTACAGGCTGGCCGTGCGCAAGCGCAAACGCTGGGCTTGACACCGGACGAGGCGCCGGATCAAGCGACAATGGAAGATCGTATTGCGGTCGCCTCGAACAAAGCACTCAGAGGCGACCTGCAAGCATTCCAGGGTATCGCAGCCGTCGCGCCCGACAAGGCGGCTGCCCTTGCTCCACAGGTCTACGCAGCGTTGGGCGGCCATTTGAATAACGCGCAGACTGCTTTCGACAGCCTGTCAGGCATGGAAAACGAAGGACAATATCAAGCCAAGATCAAACAACTGCGTCAAGATGGTACGTTGACCGATCTTGAAAGCGCCGGTTTGAAATTGCCACCGACGTTCGACGCATTCAAGGCTGCGGCGCCGGCCGAAGCGTTGGCACTTCGTAATGCGCGTGCTGCGTTGAACGCACAAGGGCAGGCGATAGAACAGCGCAACACCTACGTTCCGATGGAAAGCAAAGAGCAGGATACGTACAAAGGCGCGCTGAAAACTGTGTACGGCGATGAGCTAAATCTAGGCCCGTGGTCGCGCAATGGTGCGTCGGGCACACGCGGTCAGCTCGCAAATGGCATCGCGACTGTGGATGACTACGGCAAGACGGGTAGCGCCGCGACGGCGGACCAGCGCAAGGAAATCAAGGAAGCGTTCGCTGCTGCCGCGCCCCCGGCGGACGTTGAAAAGTATCGCGGGTTTAACCGTATTTACGACATAGCGACGAAGGACGCGAAGGGCAATCCGCTGCCGGCCGATAAGATCAACACCAACCCGAACGTACAGCAAGGCGTCGCCGAAGGCTTGGCGTCCATGCTGCGCGGCGGCCGTGCCAGCGCCAATGTCGGCTTGCTGAATATCGAGACCGCCAAGCGTGGCGTGATGCAAGCCATGTTTGACAAGATTCAGAGCGGGTACGCTGGCGCGCTTAACGCGCTCACAGGCAATGAAGTGCGGCCGTACTTGACAGGGGTTACGCAAGATCAGATTCGTCAAGTCATAGACGGTCTGAAGCAGTGGAACGATGCGAGCATTGGCGACCGCGCGACCGGAATCGCGCGACGCGCGGGTGCGCTCGGCATGGACGCGTCGGCACTGGGATTAGGCCAGGACGAAGCAAACGGCGTTATCAATAACGCAATTGAGGAAGGCCGCCGTGCGCAAGTCGAACGCATGCGCCCGTACTTTCAGCCGATCGGCGCGGGTAACGGCGTGTTGCAGCTCGGCGCGCAACGCCCCGGTGCGGGGCCGATTAGCCTGCCACCCGGATCGCAGCCGGCTAACCAGATTCCGGGCGCACAACCCCTCTTGACGCCCGTACAGCAAGCGGGGCAGAATACCAACGTTGTTGCGCCCTCATCAGCACAACAACCCGTACCGTCGCCGGCTTCGCCCCCCAATACGAGCCCCGGCGGCGGTGCGGGCCAGCCTCCAGCGCCGCCGCAGCGACCTGTTACAGTCGCAGGCCAGCAAGTCAATGTTTCGCTGCCGCCGGGCGCTTCGCCTGCGTACGTGACTTCGCTACAACGCATTGAAACCGGCGGCGCTCGCAATCCGTGGACCGCGAAGGCCGACAGCACAAGCGCGGGCGGTGCGTATCAGTTTATCAAATCGACGTGGGACGCGAACAAGCCGCCCGGCGCTCCAGCGCGTGCGCAAGATGCCACGCCGGAACAACAAACGGCTGCGCTTGAAAAACTAACAAATACGAATGCGTCGGCGCTGCAAAGCGCCGGAATACCTGTCAACGATACAAGCCTGTACGTCGCGCATAATCTTGGCGCGACCGGCGCGGCTTCGCTATTAAGGGCCAATCCAAACGCCGATGCACGTACGGTTGTCGGCGAGGCTGCCGCAAAGAACGACCCGCTATTTTTCAGGGGGCGCCCGACTGTTGCGACGGTGTTGCAGCGTTATGCCGATGCCGTGGGTAGCAACGCAGGTCCGGGCGGCCAACCCGGCAGTCCCACACCAAATTTGACGCCGTTGCAGCGCGAAGCACTGGCACGGCGCGGGGTGGACACTTCGGCTCCGGGGCCGACGTCTGAGCAGCGGGCCGACCAGTGGGACCAGACGCGTGAGGGTTTAGCCGACGCCGCGCCTGCCGCACTTTCAACGGTTGGCGCTGCAGGCGGCGCGCTTACCGCCCCCGTTACCGGCCCGTTTGGCGCCGTGGGCGGCGGTGCGGCTGGCGGCTACGTCGGCAACGTTGCGAAGAACTACCTGAAGGGCAAGCCGCAAAACCAAATCGAGAATGCAGAACAAGCTGCGCTTGGTGGTTTGCTTAGTGTCGCGGGGCCGGCGCGACTGGCGACAAAAGCAGGACTCGCGGTGCTCGCGGGCCAGACAGCCGGAAGTGCCGCTATCGAAGCGGGCACAGTCGGGGCGGAAGGCGGCAGCGGCCCTGAAATGGTTGACGCTGGCTTGCGCGGCGGGGCCGAAGGTCTTGGCGGTAGACTGTTTGGGCACGCGCTCGGCATGGGGCTGAATAAAGTTTATAGCTTGTTTACGACCGACGCGCAAAAGACCGTACAAGCCGCTGCGAAGGACCTGCACGAAGCAAATCAAACGTTAGCTACGACGGAGCCAAAATTACCGGGTGAGGGCGCTGGCGACAATCCGAAGTACGTAGCCGCACAGGCTGCGAAGGATAAAGCCGAGGCCACGATTAAAGACATGCTACCAAATGCGAAGCCGGATGAAGTGGCGTACGCACACAAGGTTACGTCGGAAGGCGACGTACCGCGCGGCGAGGCCGTGGTTATGGGCCGTGCGACGAGCGCAGCAAACGAGACATCGCAGGGCTACAATCAATTAACGCAAAACGCACGCGAAGCAGGCGTTGGCGCACCAAAAGCGAATCAGCCGACGCCGGATGGACCGCTTGCGCAGATACGTACAGATAGCAATCCAACTGCTCCGGTCGAAGAAAAATTTACCCCTGATGCCGTGAATGCCGAAAGGCTGGTTAAGGCGCCTGCTGCCGATTGGGGCGTAAAATGGGGGCAGCTACAGCAAGCCGGTAAAGAGTTGATTCAAAAGCGCATGGCATTCTTATCGCAAGGCGACAAGTATAGCGCCGATCAGATGGACGCTATTTTTCAGGGCGTGCGCAATCAACAGATAGCGGCGGCAAAATACGTGTACGGACCCGCAAAGGCTCCGCAGGCTATCGACCAATTGAAGCAGTTAGACAAGAGCTGGGCGACAATCATGACCGGCTCCGGCGGTTTGAACTACGGCAGGATGCAACAAGTGTTGGAAGGCGGCAACTCGCCGGAACGCCGTGCGATGGAAAGCGCCTTTAAGTCGTTCGCTGGCGGCGATCCAGGCGCCATGCGTGCGTTCAACGCAATGAAAGCGGGTGCGCCTGCCGACTGGAAATTGATGCTGCCGGTTATTGCGGGAGAGCTATCGGCGAATGCTGCAGGCATCCCAACGCTCGGCGCTCTTTCCGCTACGGCTGCGGCGGGTATTGGCGGCCAGCGCATATACAGGGTGATGCGTCAGTACATGAATGCCAAGGTGCTAGGTCAGCCAGTGCAGTTCAAGGACTTCTTTATGAAGGACTTGCAAGACGACGGGACTTTGAAGGCTATTACTGGCAACGTGGCGCAGCGCGGCGCCGTACAGGGTGACGTGTTGCGCTCGGGGGCTTCGCCGTAGTTGACAAGCGTACGGATAAAGGTGTACATCTCGTTACCTATGTAACGGAGGTTAAAAATGGATGAAGTTCAACTCAGGAGCATGGATTTCAGTAAAACCGCGCCGGCGTTCAAGGTTGGCGATACTGTGATGCTCACAAGTGGCGGCCACTTAATGACCGTCATCGGCATTGACCGCGAAGGCGTAGTTACTTGCGCGTGGTCTTTTGATGAAGATATTAAATGCGAAGATTTCCCGATTTCCGCGCTGTTTAAAGCTACAAAAGCGTCGAGGTAACGCACTAGATCATGTTCCCGTGGCTCTTTCAGCAAAAGCCCAAAGCAACGCTGCCGCGCGAAATCATGATCGAACGGCTGCGGGAAGGCGTGCCCCCAGAGCTGGCGTGCCGAGCTGCCGGTATTGATTGGGCCGGCGTGAAAGACGATCCTGAAATCGACAAGGCGCTGGCCGAAGGTGAAATACTGCTATTCGAGCGGGCGCGCGATAGCGGCGTTACCGGCGTTATACGTGCTGCTATGCGAAACGAAAGCAAGACGTGGAATGCCAAGACCGAAGTTTCGCTAGGGCTTAGTCTCGAAGACTGTTTGCGTGATTGATTTTCGCCCCACGGAAATTCCTGTTTCGATTCTTTGTCCTTCGGCAACTCGCGCCGCAGGAAGTCGGGGATTTCGTTGTAGTCCGGTTCTGGTGGTTTTTCCCAAGGGTGCGTCATTTTCGTTTCTTTCGTCTGATAAGTTCTTGATGCATAGCTGCACGTATTAAGTCTGACCGGCCCTCGCCTCCTTTTAGAGATTCGTCAATTTCAAGAGCTAAATATGCGGGTACCCGCAAAGACAGCATTGTACTCGTACGGTCCTTAGTTCTTGGTGCGTATTTTTTTATGGCAGCGGCAGCGTCTTTAACAGCTTTCGTTGCGAGTTCTCCGCTTACGGCGAACCACTCCCCGGAATTACGAAATTCGTATAAAAGCCAATGTGCGTGATCTTCTATCTGAGCAGCTAAATGCGCCGGTACGGATACTGAGGCGTGCATCGCGAGGCGGAACGGGCTCCCGCACTGTAGCTGGCTCAGTCGAATTGCTACGTTCCTGGCAATGCCAATTTTGACGTGCTCTCCCCCTTCTGCGCCTATGACGTACACGTACATACTTGCCATGTATTTTACTCACTGTAGTACATGGCTTACCGTATGACAAAAAGTAAGTCAAGGGGCTATTTGTATGACATTTTACTTGCTAGTCTGACCCTCACAGATTTTTCAATCACCACGTAGGAGGGTATTCCAGTGGTCAATATCGTCAACGCCGGCACGCTTGGTGGCGGGTTTCGAGCATATTCCGGGTTATTGCCTATCACCCCTGGCGGCGGCGGGCCTCAGGCGCAAGCGACCGTCCGCTATTTCCACATTCCGTCCGCCAACGCGGCTGCGATCTTCCGGGGCGATATTGTTGTCCTGGCATCGGGTTCGATTGGCACGCCGGGCGCGGCTGATATGCCGTACAACATCAGTGCGCCGTCTGCATCCGTCGTTGTCGGCGGCGGTGGCGGTACGGGGCTTGGCAACGCGTCCATGGACCCAAATATCTCGCGCTGGGTGCCCGGCGACACAGCCAGCGTTATTGCGGGCGTTGTCGTCGGTTTTGGCCCGATCACGCTTTACCAAGCAAAAAACGGTTTTCAGTACGCACCGGCTTCAACCGAATGCTGGGCTGCGGTCGATACCGGCCCCGGTATCGAAATGGAAATCACGATGCCCACCGTACCGGGCACGGCGTTCAATTTCGATCTCATGTCCGGCATTGACGTGAAAGCGAATGCTGGCCAGCAGGCAACGCGGTTTGGTATTTCGGGCGTGTCACTCGATCCGGCGACCATCGCAATCACATCTACACTGCCGCTGCGGTTGCTCAGTTCGGGCGATCAAATCGGCAATGACCCGACCTCAGCCGGTTTTGTCGCGCGAGTGCTTTTCAACTCCAGTCGGCATTACCGCGGCGGCGGTGCGTTTATTGCCGACTAAACCGTACAGCGCGCAATCACAGGAACGAAGGAAACACGACAATGAAGACTTTCACTGCTAGACTTCGCGCTGCGTTGGCTGCACTGGCTTTGCTGGCGCCGGCTCCCGCACTGGCTTTGCTGGCGCCGCTGCCCGCGCTTGCGCAAACCGTCGTACAAGTCCCCGTCAACGTGAATGCGCGTGCGGTCGCTGACTTGGGCAACGGGCCAACCGAAGTCCGGATGATCCAGGGCAGCATGGGGCTCTTTACGGCTCAGGGCTCTGGCGTCGGCAGCACGTCGGGTTCGTCCACCGCACTTACGCTGACGGCGAGCGCCGCAGCCAACCCGCCTTGCGTCGGCTGCATCATTTCCGGCGTCGGCATTACGTCGGGCACTACTGTCGCCGCGTTCAACGGCACGACCGGCGTTACGCTCTCCGCAGCGATGACCGTTGCGGCCTCTACGCCGCTCGCATGGGGCCAGGCGTGCCCGTCCGCGCCGCCTTCGGCGCCGCTCGCGCTGATACAGGCCGCCGTCGGTTCCGATTTCCCAATGTACACGCAAGCTCGCGTGTGCGCGTATGGCGGGACTGGTCCTGGCGCGTTGTACACGCAATATCCCATCGGAGCGCACTAAATACCCAATGAGGGGCGCACCCGATGGTTGCCAATCCTATAAAGACGATACCGCGAAGCTATCAGTCCTGGGTCAATCTCGCCGTCACGCCAGCAACCGATTTTGAGCTGGATGCGGGTAGTTACGGACTCACGGTAGCTACTGCCGGCTTCACCAGTTACCAGCTCCAGAGATTGCTGCCTGACGGGGTGACGTACACGCCTGCCATGCCAGTGGCGGCCGCGGCTGGTTATACTGTGCTTGATCTGCCGGCGGGGCGGTACAGCATGGTTGTTGTCGGCGCGACGGCGTTTACTGGCTTGATCGAGAAAATCGATACGGGGCGCGCACGATGAAAAAATTTCTATTCGCCGCGCTATTGATGTTGGGCGCGCTACCCGCGAATGCTCAGCAGCATACCGATGCTCTGATCGTATCGGCGTGCGGTACATTGCCGGTTCCGTACGTCGCCGGGACTTATAATTACGTGACGATGGATACGACGGGGAAGTTGTGCGATAGCGGCAGCGGAGGCGGTGGCGGCGGTACTCAGAACGTCAACCTTACTCAGATATTGGGCGCCGCACCGAGTGCGACAAATCCGCTGTGGGTATCTCCTGCGACCGGCGCGACGTTCCCTGTTAGTGCAGCATCGCTGCCGCTGCCGACCGGCGCGGCAACGCAGACGACACTCGCGGCCATCCTCGCAGCACAAGGCGCGGCGCCTGCACAACAGACCGGCGCGACGGTCGGTATTGTTGCCGGATCGGCGGTTATCGGTAAGGTCGGCATAGATCAGACGACGCCGGGAACAACCAATGCCGTATCGGCGACGAATTTTCCCAGCACGGTCGCGACGGGTACAGGTGCTCAAGGTGCGACCGTTCCGCGCGTCACGGTCGCAACCGATCAAGCCACCAATGCGGGCGCCGCGTTGGTCAAGGGCGGCGTTGGCGTCGTCAATGGAGGCAGCACTTATCAGGCTGTGGCAGCATCGCAGACCGCAACGGTCCTCCAAACATCGACCGGGGCAATCGGCGATTATCTTTCGCATTGTGTGATCTATCCGACCTCCACATCGCCGGGCGTCGTGACAGTATTTGATAATACAAACGCTGCTGGTACCAACGTCATCGCCTTTCCTGGTGGTGCTAGTAGCGTGTCGAACCTTGTACCAATCGCCGTTCCAGTTGGCGCAGTTAGTACCGCTGGAGCGTGGAAGGTGACGACTGGCGCGAACGTGTCGGCTGTCTGTTACGGGAAATTCAGCTAATGCGCCGCGTCGTCGGCTTTTTTCTGTTGGCGCTCGTTTCTTTGTTGCCTGAAACTATTTGTGCGCAGGCAATTCTTCCGGGATTTCCGCCGGGGGTTTTCACTAACCGCGCGGCGCTCGATCCGGCACCTGCGGGGGGCTTTCAAGGCCCCGGCGACATCACGTCGGGCGCCATTGCATTCTATTCCTGCGGCCGGGCCTACAATGCGGCATATGCCGCAGGAGCAAATCCAGCCTGCGATCTCGTCGATACCGGCACAGGGCTTGCGACCTGCACGATTTCATTTGGCACAAACGGCCTTGCTAATTTAACAGCCGTGGCCTGCCCGACAGGGGCACCGACCGTCAACGTCGTGACATTCTGCGCGGTGACTCACCCGTCAGGATGCAGCCTGACTAAGATGTACGACCAGACCGGCACCGGCAATCATGTGGTGCAGGCGACGCTCGCCAATATGCCGGTGCTGACGTTCAGTGCGCAGAATGGGTTGCCGTGTGCGGCGGGAACGGGAAATGCGGCGATGCGACTCGCAACGGCGGGCAGCATTTCGCAATCTGCGCCATTTAGTGCGACGGCGGTTACGGAGAGAACCGGAAGTTTTACGACGACGCAAAAGATAATCTCGAACGGGGCCAACGCCAGTACGTTTAATTTTACGGCGAGCGCGAACAGCATATCTTCGGCGCTCGGCAGTTCAGCGGCCGTGACTTTAACCGCCGCAGATAGTTCGTTTCATGCGCTGCTAGGAGTTGCGAGTGCGACCGCCCCGCTATTCGCGGTTGACTCAAGCGCCAATACTTCGACCACGACAACTGGAACAACCGCTTTGGCAGGCAGTCAATTTCTCATGGGACGCAGCACGGGGGTACAGGCTCTTCTTGCCGGCTTCGTCTGCGAAGTCGGCATCTGGCCAGCCGATCTCAACTCATCCTATCAAGCCATGCTCGCCAATATGCGCAGCGCGACCAATGGGTGGAATTTTTAGTGCGTAGATTTCTAGCCGCCTCAGCAGTACTGCTCTTTACGGCGTTCCCCGCGCTCGCGCAGAACGCCATCACTCTGCCGATCGCCGCGAACGCGGTCGCCGACTTAGGCAACGGCCCTATCAAGGTCCGCATGATCGCGGGTAACGCATCAATTTTCACGGCACAAGGATCTGGCACTGGCAGCACGTCGGGTTCGTCCACAGCACTGACTTTGACTGCGACGCCGGCAACGCCACCGCTCGTTGGTGGCCTGATTTCCGGCAGTGGCATCACGTCAGGAACGACGGTCGCAGCGTACAACGGTACAACGGGCGTAACGCTGTCGGCGGCCATGACTGTAGCCGGCGGTACGACGGTTTCATGGGGCGCCGCGTGTCCATCAACGCCACCTAGCAGCGTAATTCAGGCGTCGCCTTCGGCCGACGGCTATGTGATGTACACACAAGCGCGCGTGTGTGCAGTTTCACCGGGTGGCCCGGTTAACACGCTTTTGATTTCTCCGGTTTTTCAGGATAGTCAAGGTGGAAGCGGCAGCGGGAACGTAAATGGGCCGGCAACATCGATCGTAGGAGGCGTCGCGGTATGGAAAAACGGGGCTGGAACTTTACTCGCAGACGGTGCAACAGATGACGGATTTTTTGGTTCAGGTCGTCCATGGGCCGATATTAGGGCCTACGGCGCTAAAGGCGATGGTGCGACGGACGACACAGCGGCGATAACAGCGGCGTATAATCAGCTTGCCGCAATTGGTGGCGGTGACCTATTCTTCCCGCCAGCACCTAACGGTCTTTATTGCACCTTTACTGGAATAACGATTTCCAACGGCAACGTGCATTTGAGATTCGCCGCCAACGGCGCGGCTTCAAATGGAATCAGTTCTTTAAGTTCTTGCGGCCACGATGTCACGACGTTGAATTTGAACGCCGGCTCTATCATACTGGACTACGCAAATATCATCGGCGATGGGTATGGCGCGACGCACCCGGCACTGGATTTCGGTCCAAGTTGCGGCGGTTGCAAAATGCACTTCGGCAGCGTCAGCGGCGGCACTTCTCCGGTATTGATCGAAGGCGTTGATGACCGTATCGAAAACGTCAACGTTGCTCCAGGTTACGGCACTGCATCGATTAAGATCATCAATGGCGCGACGTATTTAGATCATGTTTCAGCCGATCTTAGCCCCCCGGTCTACACGCTGACTAATGCCAATTTCAGCGGCGGCGCCGCGTCGTGGGCGGCAACCCATGCCTATTCTGGTTCGGTGACTGTCTCAACACAGGGATTTTTTATTCAGCTTGTAACGGCAAGCTGTACTAGCGGTGGCAGCGCGCCGACGCTGAAATCGTACGGAACAAACATTACGGACGGTACTTGTACGTGGAAATTATTGTCACCTGGAACTTATTACAGTGTACAGGTCGATACCGGGGCCAGCGCAGTCTATCTGAACAACGGCGATAGTAGCGGGCCTTTTGTGGCAGGAGTCGGCGTTACAAACACAAGTGCAGGCACGGCACCGGGTGGCATCACCGTTGAAAATTGGAATTTCGGGGCTAACCTACAGGCTGGAATTTACGCTCATGACGGCAATACGCTTTCGGTTTCAGACTCTACACTGAATGGATGCATCTATGGTGGCTGTGCTGGTATTTATACTTTAGGGTCGTGGACCGGAGTCGTGAATGCGAGCAGTAACTTAATTGTTGGTGAACAGGCCGGCATCGATTTGACCGTCGGCGGTGGCGACACCATCGTCGGCAACACCATCGTTGCCAATGTAACCGGCGTGCTCGTCTCCAACAATTATGCGAATTTCAACATCAACAACAATAATTTTTATAACGCGGCGTACGGCGCCAATTCCGGTAACGATATTACGATCGGTACGGGCGCGATACACTGTAATGTCATCGGCAACAGTAGCAACGGCGGTACTTTTAGTACAGGGGCGTGCAAAGCATTCGCCAATGACGGTTCTGTCGTAAGTTACACCAACGGTGGCACCAACGCCACGTCGCTTGCGGGGGCGCAGGCAAATTTGTTGATCGGAACATTAATGAGCGTTCCGGCTACTGTGAATTTTGCGGTGGCTGGTGATTATGCGATCGCGGTCCCACTTCCTGCGGGATTCACACAATTTAGAGCCGACGATATTGTCATATCGCAGTGTAGTGTATCGCTTTCTGGCGCCACATTCGGTCTATTCACGGCAACCGGAGGCGGTGGCGCGGCGATCATCACGGCAGGTGCTACTTCGAACGTAACAAACAATACCGCTAATACAAATAACAACATGCAATTCGGCGCCGGCTTTATTAATAACATTGGTACGGAGGCGTACACACCAGTTAGCGGAAATGTCCAATTTCGTGTTGGTTCAACGGCTGCAGGAACGTGTTCTGTGGCGTTTCAATATAAACCTGTGCCATGAAGTACGTGCTGAAATTCAACGCGACAATAGCTTTATCTACGGTAGGGATAGATTAAGTAGGATATTAATGATTATCGACGCAGGAACTGTAGCTGCCGGGGTTGCCGCCTTGAACCTAGTACTCACAATCGGCGGCGGTAGTTTCTTTGCTGGCAAGCTGACCGGCAAAATTCAGCGCATAGAAACCGACGTGAGGGAAACGAAAGGCTTGCTTATCACATCCGCAGTCGAAGCCGATCGGCTGCGGCGTGCGGAAGCTGACATTCACAGCGTGGAAATGGACGTTCGGAATCTGCGCAAGGGCGTCGGCTGGATAAATGACGCAGGCGCGAAGGGTGTCAATCGGGAGTATTGAACTTTCTGCCGCTTTGCGGCATTGTTTAGCACCATGTCTAAAACCTAGGAGAGAAAACCATGAGTGATCTAAAGGGCGGCCTTCAGGGCATGTTCGACGTGCTGAAGGGTGTGGAAGAACGCGCTCGCAAGCTGAAGAACCAGAACCTTGCGGACATTGCAGCGTCGGCGCACGGTCGCGTGAAGCAGCTCATCGACCACCCCGACACCGAGCTGGTGGACGAGAGGAAAGACCAAGCGCACCCCGGCAACCCGCTGTACGTCGCACCCGCGACCAAGGACGAAGCGATTGCCAAAATGCGAGCGGACGGTGACGCTGACCCGGAAGGCACGGCGAAGCTGAATTGGCCGCACCTGTTTGAGCCGGGGGCCGCCGGCGGG